GTAGAGATATTTCTTACGCAATTAGAACAAAGATTTCAATACTGAAAAACCATGTTAATGGTTTACAGTATAAAGATGGTAAGATAATTGCGGTACCTCAAGGTTACATTTCCGATACTAAGGAAGCACTTGAAGAATACAAGAAAAAATATTCTGATTATTGGAATGGTATTTTACAAGGTACAGGTGAAATTCAACTTAGTGAATCAACTGAACCTGAAATAGACGAATAGTATTTTTTAACTTTAATAAAATGGTTAATGTCGGTTTTACTTGTTGATGGTGACAATTTACTTACAATCGGTTTTTTTGGTCTCAAGAATTACTTCTATAAGGGGCAACACATTGGAGGAATCTATCATTTCCTTAATACTCTTAGAAGAAGTTTTGAAGCATACCATTTAGATAAAATTGTTGTCTTTTGGGACGGTGAAGAATCATACAGAACAAGAAAAATTATCTATTCTCCTTATAAAGAGAACAGAAGGAAAAGAATTAAAAGTGAGGAAGAGTTAAGTTCCTATTTATATCAAAGAAATAGAATTAAAAAATATCTTGAGGAAGTTTATGTTCGTCAAGGTGAATATGAGTTCTGTGAGACAGATGATTGTATCGCATATTATACACACAATTCACCAAATGAGAAAAAAATTGTTTATTCTTCTGATGGGGACTTGACTCAACTTATCTCTGAGACCACAAGTATTTATAATCCTTCACATCAAAAATTATATAAACCTGGTGATGTATACATTTATGACAAACAAGAAGTCATAATTGAAAATGTAAAACACATAAAAATGTTGTGTGGTGATTCATCAGATAACATTGCTGGTATTAAAAATTTTGGTATTAAAAAACTGTTCATTTTATTTCCTGAAATAAAAGATAAGAAAGTAACATTAGAAGAAATAAAAAACAGAGCAAATGAATTGTTTGAACAAGATAAGAACAATTATTTGATAAAAAATTTTATAACAGGTGTTACAAAGTATGGTGTTTTAGGTGAGGAATTTTTTGAGTTAAATAAAAAAATTGTCAGTTTAGATGAACCTATATTGACAGAAGACGCAAAAGAAAATATTGATTTATTAATCAGTGAAAATCTTGACCCGGAAGGTAGATCATATAAAAATACAATGAAAATGATGATGGAAGATGGAATTTTTAATCTTCTTCCAAAATCAGATGACGCTTGGATAAACTTTCTAAATCCTTTTCTGAGATTAACTAGAAAAGAAAAAAATAAAAGAATAATAAAAATCAAAAATCATGAGTAATCAAGAAGTAACGAAATTCGAATTCCTTTTAACATTAGGAGGAAACATTGTTTGTCAACGTTATTTTAACGTAAAAGACCACAACCCAAAATCCAGAAGGTCAATGGATATACATTATTATGTAAAAGATGTTTGTGAACAAATAGAACACGATTTAAAAATTAAAAGCTCAAATTATTTGTGTGAGAATCAAAACTCATATCATTCTATTGAAAGCACAGACGAAAATGTAGACCATTTTCTTTTGGAAATTAAAATTGTCGATGAAGTTTTTGTTCAGAGAATATTTCCGGCTTATTTGTATCATCCAAAGGCAAGATATACGGTTGATATTAGACCAAAATTGAAGAGAATTCTTTCAGACTTAACTGATATTTTATCTTCAAGAGAATTAGAAACAACATATCTACAATACGAACTTTAATTAAACTATTATATGCAAGAAAAAAATTTTGGGTACTTAGGTTTTTCATTTCAACAATCTTTGATTAAGGCAATAATAGAAGATAAAAAGTATGGAGAAACTATAATTGATGTACTAGAGAGTAAATATTTTGAAAATCAATCTTTCAGGTACATAATGGAGAACCTGAAAGAGTATTATACAAAATATAATAAAATACCTGATTATCAAACTGTTGCACAAAAAATCACAGCAGAGACAGGAAATATCGAGTCTTCTCAAATACATTTAGATACTCTTCAAATAATAAAAGACGCAAATTTAGAAACATCTTATGTAAAAGACACTGCTTTAAATTTCTGTAAACAACAAAATTTAAAAAGAGAATTAAAGATAGTTTCAAATATTATTGAAAGTGGTGAATTTGAATCTTATTCTAAAATTGAAAAGATAATTCAAATGGCATTACAAGTCGGAATTCATTCAGATGATGCAACTGATATTTTTCACGACATTGATGCAGCGTTAGAAAAAAATGCAAGAGAAGCAATACCAACAGGTATTGTAGGTATGGATAATTTATTGAAGGGTGGTTTAGGTAGAGGTGAACTTGGAGTTGTTTTGGCACCAACCGGAACAGGTAAAACAACATTACTTACTAAAATTGCCAATACCGCTTACAATTATAACTTCAATGTTCTTCAAATATTTTTTGAAGATAATCACGCACAAATTAGACAAAAACATTTTACAATATGGACAGGTATTTCACCTGATGAACAATTATTAAATGTTGATGCAGTTAAAGAAAAAGTAAAAGAAGCTGAAGAGAGGTCAACAGGAAATATCAGATTGTTGAAATTTCCAAGTGATAGTATAAGTGTTAGTGATATTAAATCTAAAATCAGAAAAATGATTTCTGATGGTTTTAAAATTGATTTATTAGTTTTAGATTATGTTGATTGTATTTCACCTGAAAGGTCGGCAGATGGTGAAGAATGGAAAGGAGAAGGATCAATTATGAGAAGTTTAGAAGCAATGACTAGTGAATTTAATATTGCCATTTGGACCGCGACTCAAGGTAACAGAAATTCAATCTCATCAGAAATTGTAAATTCAGACCAAATGGGTGGGTCAATCAAAAAAGCACAAATTGCACACGTAATCATATCTATTGCAAAAACGATAGAACAAAAAGAACACAAACTGGCCACACTAACTCTACTTAAGTCAAGGATTGGTCAAGACGGGGTTGTTTTCCAAAATTGTAAGTTTGATAACGAATATTTGGTGATTAACACCGATACTCAAAATACCTTACTTGGTCATCAAGAAGAGAGACAACAGAACAATCAAAATAGAGCTAGAGAGGCGTTTTTACAAAGACAACAGGTAGGAAATAGAAGGTAAAAATTTTTTTTTCACAGACCTGGATTTTGAAAAATATATATGGTATTTATCTTTACCTCAATCAAAATCGGCGCCAAAAATGATGAGAAATAATACATAAAAAATTAAAAAAAGTTACACATGAATTTCAAAGATATCGAAGTCCCATGGGGAGAAATCGGTTACATTACATTTAAACGAACCTATTCAAGAAGAATAAAAGAAGATGACCCTAATTCAAAAACAGAAGAATTTTGGCAAGTAATTCAAAGAGAACTTGATGCATCAGATAAACAATTAAACGTTGGTTTTACTGAGGAAGAAAAAGAAAGATATGCAGAATTAAGAATGAAATTAAAGTTCTCAACTGCAGGAAGATTTATGTGGCAGTTAGGTACAAAAACGGTAGATAAATTGGGTTTACCGTCTTTACAAAATTGTGCTTTTACCGTGGTGAATTCACCTATCAGACCATTTACTTGGGCGTTTGAAATGTTGATGTTAGGTAGCGGTGTTGGATACAATATTCAAAAACATAATGTGTATCAATTACCTAAACTTAAAAATAAAATTAAGATTGAAAGAAAGGACACAAAAGATGCGGATTACATCGTTCCTGACAGTAGAGAAGGATGGGTAAAATTACTTGGTAAGGTATTAAAAGCTCATTTTTATGGTGGAGAAGGGTTCACCTACTCAACTATTTGTATTCGTTCAAAAGGAGCGCCAATTAAAGGATTTGGCGGTACATCTTCAGGTCCGGAAGATTTGTGTTGGGGTATTAATGAAATTCATAAAATTTTAAATAGTAGGTCAAATAAAAAACTAAGACCAATTGATTGTTTAGATATTATGAACATCATTGGTTCTGTAGTTGTTGCGGGAAATGTTAGAAGGTCAGCACAAATTGCATTAGGTGATTTTGATGATTTAGAGTTTTTGAAAGCAAAAAGATGGGATTTAGGTACCATTCCTAACTGGAGAGCAATGAGCAACAACTCAGTTATCGCTCCTGAAGATATTGATGAACTACCTAATGAATTTTGGGAGACATACAATCAGGGAGAACCATATGGTTTAATTAACTTGGAATTATCAAGAAGCGTTGGTAGAACAGGTGAAACACAATATCCTGACCCTGACGTAGAAGGATTTAACCCTTGTGCAGAACAATCTTTAGCAAATTTTGAAACGTGTTGTTTAGGTGAAGTTTATCTTCCAAATATCGATAGTTATGATGAATTGAAAGAGGTTCTGACATATGTATACAGAATGAATAAACATTCTTTGGCGTTACATTGTTCATTGAAAGAAACAGAAACAGTAGTTAATAAAAACATGAGAATGGGTATTGGTATGACCGGTATCCTACAAGCAACTGAAGAACAACAATCATGGTTAAAAGATGCGTATGTTTGGTTAAGAGGGTATGATAAATGGTATTCAGGTGAGAAAGGTTTCCCTGAAAGTATCAAATTAACTACAGTTAAACCAAGTGGTACATTGAGTCTACTTGCAGGTGTTACTCCAGGCGTGCACCCGAACCCAGCGGGTCCTTACTATATCAGAAGAGTTCGTATTTCTTCACATTCACCATTAGTTGAGGTTTGTAGAAAACATGGTTACCCAATTGAATATCAAAGAAAATTTGATGGTTCAGAGGACAAATCAACCATGGTTATTTCATTCCCATGTAAATTACCTGAAACAACACCAGTTGCCGCTGATTATGACTGGAAGACACAAATGGACATGGTTAGAAGAATGCAATCAGAGTGGTCTGATAATTCAGTAAGTTGTACCGTATATTACAAGAAAGAGGATATGGAAGACATTAAAGAGTACTTGAGAAAACATTTTAAAAATGAAATCAAAACAGTATCCTTCTTGTTGTACTATGGACACGGATTTGACCAAGCACCATACGAAACGATTACTAAAGAACAGTATGAAGATATGGTTGGTAAAACCAAACCAATAACCTCTGTTGAATTTAAAGAGGATGAAATGGAATTACAAGAATGTGCAACCGGTGCGTGTCCAATCAAATAAACTAATAGAAAATATCGATTACTATATCGACAAGGAGTCAGGACTTATGGTTCTGACTTCTTTTTTTCATTTAAAAAGAGGGTTTTGCTGCGGGAATGGTTGTAAACATTGCCCTTTTGAACCAAAATATATAAAAAATAATAAAAACAAGAAAAACCCATAATTTATGGGTTTTTTAATTTACTATAAAATGAGTTTTATATATAATATAGTATGAAAAAAGTACAAATTTTAAGTAAAAAAAATGCGGATAGAATGTATCCTTTTTTGTGCACAAAATTCCAAATATATTTTAATTATGTGATTAACAATTATGAACCTGAATCAATAGAATATGAAATAGAACAAGATTTAATTGATTATTCATATATGGTAAACGCAACACCACCCGTATTAATACCTTTGTTTCATAAAATACTTAAACCTTCACCACCAATTAAAAATCCAATACTTAGATTTTTTAAAAAAGTTAGATTGTTTTTAAAATACGAAAGATTTTTTATTAAAAAAATTGACCCGAGTTTAATTAGGATTGGTGAAAAAATGACAATAACTCAAGATTTAAGAAGAAAAAATTTCAAAAAATTGTTAGTTAAAAGAACAGAACATGGTCTTGAAAGTGTTACTAATTCAAATGTATTTTGGTCAAATGAAGAATTTAAATATTTGAGAGGAATAAAAGATAATTCTACCGAATATTTGAATTGTCAATTTAATGGGTATAAACCTCATTCGTTATAATTAATTTTATTCTTCTTTATATTTATTGATATGGCGGTAACATACGGTATAGATTATCCATTTAGAGACAGTTTAAAAGGTGATTTTTTAAAATTAACTGAATCACCTGAAAGAGAAGTTAGAGCTAACTTATTACATCTTATTCTGACAAGAAAAGGTACCAGATATTATTTACCTGATTTTGGTACAAGAATATATGAATATATTTTTGAACAAAACGATTTCATATCACACGCACAAATAGAAGAAGAAATAAGAGAAGCGGTTAGAAAGTATATACCAAATTTGGACATTAATTCAATCGAAGTATTATCAGCGGAAAATGATGAAGATTTAGATTATGGAGCAATGGAAGATGAGGACACAAGATTATTTAGAGCCTCGTCATCATCTGCTAAACCGTATACCGCTAGAGTTAAAATCGATTATACGGTAAATAACGGTGCATTTGCGTCATCCGATTTTATAATTATAAACATATAATATGGCAAAAAAGATATCATACGCTATTAGAGATTTTGCGGGTTTAAGACAAGAGTTGGTTAATATGTCGAAAGAATATTATCCTGACTTAGTTAAAAATACTAATGACGCATCAATATATTCAGTTCTTTTAGATATAAATGCTGCGGTTGCGGATAATTTACACTTTCATATAGACAGAGTTTGGCAAGAAACAATGTTGGATTTTGCTCAACAGAGACAATCACTATTTCATATTGCAAAAACATATGGAATGAGATTACCGGGTAACAGACCTTCAGTGGCGTTGTGTGATTTTTCTGTAAATGTTCCGGTTAGAGGAGATAAGGAAGATGAAAGATATCTTGGTGTGTTAAAAAGTGGTGCTCAAGTTTCAGGAGGAGGTCAAATATTTGAAACAATTGAAGATATTGATTTCTCAAAACCATTTAATAGTAGGGGTGAACCTAATAGATTAAAAATACCAAATTTTGATGGTAATAATAAATTAATTTCATATACAATCGTAAAAAGAGAACCTGTGGTAAACGGGGTATCAAGAATATACAGAAGAGTAATTACAGAATTAGACCAAAAACCTTTCTTGAAATTGTATTTACCAGAACAAAATGTTTTAGGTGTCACTTCGGTTATTCATAAAGAAGGGACATCATTCGGGGGTAATCCAACATCAAACGAATTTACTTCACAAACAAATAGGTGGTATGAAGTTAAATCTTTAGTTCAAGATAAAGTTTTTGTACCAAATCCAACTCAAGCGTCAGATACATCTAATTTTATTGCGGGTGATTACATAAAAGTAGAAAATAAGTTTATCACAGAATATACTCCCGAAAATTACTTTTCATTGACATTTGGTTCAGGTGCGGTTGACCCTATGGAAAATTTAGATAGTTTTATTGAAGGTAATATGAAAGTTAATTTAGGTACCTATCTCAATAATTTATCATTGGGTAGAACACCTAAAGCAAATACAACTGTTTTCGTAAAATATAGAGTTGGTGGTGGTAAGGATAGTAATTTAGGTGTTAGTGTAATAACTAGTGTAGATAACGTTGAATTTAATGTTCAAGGACCTAATTCAAACACAAATACTCAGGTTATTCAATCTTTAACGGTTACAAACGTAACACCAGCAATTGGGGGTGCGGATCAACCGACAATTGAAGAAATGAGAAACATGATTGCATATAATTTTGCTGCTCAGAACAGAGCGGTAACATTAAATGATTACAAATCTTTAATTGAAAATATGCCATCAACTTACGGAGCGCCTGCTAAAGTAAATGTTATGGAAGAGGACAATAAAGTTAGAATTAAATTATTGTCATATGACCAAGATGGTAATCTTACTGATATAGTTTCAGATACACTTAAAAATAACATTTCAAATTACTTAACAGAGTATAGAATGTTAAACGATTATATCGATATCGTGACAGGTGAGGTTATTGATTTAGCTTTAGAAATTGATTTAGTTTTAGATAAAAATGAAAGTCAAACGGATATACTTAAATCTGTAATTCAAGAAATTACTACATATTTCTCCATAGATAAAAGAAAAATGGGTGACCCTTTACTTGTTGGTGATTTGAATAAAATGATAGGAAATGTTGGCGGAGTTGCTAACGTCATCGACACAAGGGTTTTTAATAATATAGGAGGAGAATACTCAACCGCTGAAGTGTCTCAATCATATAAAGACAGTATTACTAAAGAAATTCAACAATCAGATTCAACTATATTTATGAAATCTAATCAAATTTATCAAATTAGATTCCCTAATAAAGATATAAGAATTAGAGTTAAAACTTTAGCTACGACTACATTTTAAAATCATTTTTATTTATTTTAATAGAAAATAACATCGTTTCTATTTATTATAAGAATGATACAAAAGCACAGAATTTCGACAAATATTGGTAAGGACCAAAAAGTAACAGTTGAACTTAAACAGGATTACGATTTATTGGAAATTTTATCTTTAAAATTTTCACAAGTTGATGTTTATAGGTCATTATGTTCCGACTATGGCGTCGTTGTAGGTAGAATTTCCGCAAATAATGGGTTTGGAATACCCAATGCAAGGGTTTCTATTTTTATTCCACTGGCTGACGAAGATGCCGATGACCCCGTTATTTCTGCTTTATATCCATATACTGCAACTGATGATACAAACGATGGTGGTTATAAGTATAATTTATTACCATCAAGAAGACAACATGGTGGACATGAACCCACGGGTACTTTTCCTGACCAATTAGATATTTTAACTAGAGAAGAAGTACTTGAAGTTTACGAAAAATATTACAAGTACACAGTTAAAACAAATGAATCCGGAGATTTCATGATATGGGGTGTTCCGGTTGGACAACAGACATTACACGTTGATGTTGATTTATCTGACATTGGTTGTTTTTCATTAAGGCCTGATGATTTTATTGCTCAAGGTGCGGGCGTTGATCAATTTATGACGACGTATAAATTCAAATCATCACCAGACCTTGCGTCACTTCCTCAAATTATAACATTTGAACAAACAATAGAAGTTGTACCTTTTTGGGGTAACGTCGAATTATGTGAAATCGGTCTAACAAGAACAGATTTTGATTTAGCCGACCAAGGAATTACAATACAACCTAAAGCATATCTTATTGGAGGGACATTTTCTGATACGGGAAAAAATTCAGTTAATAAAAATTGCAGACCCAGAAAGAAAATGGGTCGAAAATGTATGATGACATCTGAAAAGGGTCAAATAGAAACAATTAGATTTACATCAAAAAAAGATTCGCAGAGTAGGCCAATATTAGAAGAAGTGGAGTTGGATGAAGATATTGATGAAAATGGTTCATTTATGATGTCCGTAGATATGAATATGGATTATCTCGTAACAAATGAATTTGGTGAAAATGAATATAGCAACGACCCAAATAAAGGTATACCAACGTCGGCTGTTCAAAGATTTAGATTTACAATTAAAAATGAGAGTTTAGGTAGGGTTAGGACAACCGGAAGTTATTTAGTCCCTAACATTAAAGAACATGTTAGTACTTTTACATATCCTGACGAATCGACAAAATCATATGCGTGGTCTACAAATTACGATGATTATCCTTTTTATGGTCAGTCAGATATTTTAAATAATGTTGATGGTTTTTGGTACCCACAAGATTATTTTTATAGATTTACCTACAATAAAGTCTACACAGTATCTTCTTTTCAAAATTCGTATGAAACTGACTACAATGTTAAAAAAGAACAATTTTTAGGTATTAAAGAAATTGTTCCTGCGGAAGAAGAAGATTGTGACTCTTCAGTTAATACTTTTCCTGTAAATTTTGCTGTTAAGAATTACACTTTTAGTTTATTAATTGCTGATATTTTATTATATATTGAATATTTTCTAAATATAGTAAAATTAGGTTTTTTTAATGCTGCTGTTAAATCAATAATGGGACTCGCATGTTCTATCGATGAATCACCAACAAGAAAACTTTCACTTCTATTAAAAAATTGGGGATTAAATATACAAGAAAGGTCACAAAAAACTTTACATTTAATATCGTATCCCGAATGTGATGAGTGTACTGATGAAAATGACGCAAATAATTTACCACCAATTTTAACCGGATCACCAGTGGCAAATCCGTGTTACGTTGGTACATTTTTAATAAATAATACAGGTAGAACACAAAATGGGACATTACCTATGAGTAATTTTATTTTTTCCGCATCTACTGAAGGTAATTGTGTAAATTGTTCGGACCCTAATTTAGATATTGTATTAGCATCACAAAATAACCAATACTATACTTCCGGGTACACATCTTTGGCACATTTTTATCAAAACATAAATAATTATATTGCAATCACATATAATTCGAATGCTAGTATATTTAGTGGAAATAAGTTTTTCAATATCTTAAGTGATCGTGTACAAGCGTCACCTATTTATTGGAAAAGTTACACATATAATTTCAGTGCGTATGGTGGAATATCAAATTTAAGTTTAGTTTATAATGGAGTGCCTTACAATATACCTTTTCCAATTAGTGCAACAACTTTTTTTCAGAGTTTATCTGGAGGTACGTTTGGTCCATCTGGTGCAACATTAACAATTACTAATCCCAATCAATTCACCATTGCACCAAATTGTACAAAAATTTTTGGTAATCTTACTGTTGTACATACCGGAGGTACTTCACCAAATACGGTGTCACCGTCAATAACAACTAGTTCAATTATTATTGATTATGAAAATATTACATTTTATGATGAAGATAATGCCTTTATAGATTTAAATCCACCATATCCTGCAGTACCAACAGGAAGAACTGTTCCAATTATATTAGCAAACTCTGGATGTACAGAAACTGACCTATCATTAGCGATTACCGCGGAAATTGAATCTGGTTGTAATTTGTACGATTCACCGTACAATGAAAATTTGATTAATTATTATATCACTTCTACCGGTAATTTAAGTACTGATATCGGTGGATTTGGTGATAGGTTTTCAGTTAGTGATGATGATGGTAGGTCATATGTTTTACCTGGTAGTTATACTCCGGGGACTCAAATATACGCCACAGTGGTTAGTGACATTTATAATCTTAATGTTTGTTATTCATCAAAAAAAGGTGGTCCTAATTTTGTTTATTTTGATGACATGCTAGTACCTCTTCCAAGATTGTGGGATGGCTACCTTAGAGGTAAAATTACGAAATCAGGTGTATCTGAATTTAGTAACGGTGTTTTTTATATTGTACCAGGGTCACAAACTTTTTGGAGATTAATTGATATACTTAGTGAATTTAGAAAAAGAAAAAGAGTCGCAAAATTATTTTGTGGGGGTATTGCCAATTATAGTTTTATAAATAATTGGTTATCTGGTTCTTTGTATTTCTTTGCATTTAAGGCGAAAAATAAGAGGAGAAATAACACAAAATATTGTACCGATGTTGTTAAATGGATTACAGACCAATCAAGATTTTATTATAGGTCATGTAGATATGAAGACGCAACAAATACATGGGGTTCCAATTGGTATGGAGGAGAGAAAAAAATAAATAGACCAACAACATTTGTTGATTTGGGTCCTCGAGATGAGTTCATTAAAGAAATATGTACTGACCCAAGTGTAGACCCTAATTGTTCTGTGTCTAGACAAATTGGACCAACATCGTTTAAAAGTTTTGGTGAAATACAAGGACTTAATATAAATTACAGACTTGATGTCACAAATGCGTCATATAATATAAATGATTTTTTTGATAATACCGGATTTTCAGGATACAGAAGAGTAATGAACGGTGATGTTTTACAATTAATATCAATTAATAATGAAGTAGGTATTGAAGAATTTGATTTACAAAACCCTAAATACCTCGGTTATTCGTATCAATTATTAGACCCCGAATTTTATCCTGACGTATTTAGTACGGATGGTGACGGTACACCCGGAACATATATGAGTGGAGGTAAACCAAACGGACCATTACCAGTAACATTTGATTTTACTGAAGATGGTGAGAGAATACGTGCTTGTTTGAATGAACCTACACATATTGACTATAGTGGAAATCATGTACAAGGTAGATTAACTGAATCTTCGCAACCTGTTCCTTTTTATTTATGGGAAAAAAATGCCAGTGGATTTGGAGATAACACACTAAATCAACATTGGGATTTTACACAAATTCAAGTTCAACCTTTACAAGGAATGACTTACGCGTACAGTTTAACAGGTTCACCAAATGATTCTTCAGACCAATATTTGTTATTACCGATGACATATACGTTCCCTGGTGAAACATTTACAGGAAATACCGGTAATGCAACAAATGAATTACCTTATGATGTTGTGGTGGTTTCTCCTGACCCTGATAATCATACCATATACGATAGTGAATATCCAGGATTCACTTATTTATATGTGACTAGTGGTTCTACCTCAGGCACAGAAATAACTGCATATTTGGGTACACTTTATACAAGATACGGTACTGCAGGACAATGGCATTCAATTGCGTGGGATTATACTAACGATTTCTTAATTAGAAGAACTGAGAATTATTATAGTGGTAGTAAACAAATTTTATCAACCCCATTCTTATTTTATTTTGGTTTAAGACCGGGCAATACTGGCTTGGATAAATTTATTGAAAGGTTTGGACCCACCGGAGTGTTCCCTACACAAGAATAATGGAAAAGAAAAGAATTGTTTTACCAACAAAAAAATTTTTTAAGGCGAACGAACAAGACAATAGTCTAAGAATAAATTTATCTCAATCTGAAAATTTATTAAGAGAAGGTGATAAAGATATTATTTTAGATATTGCAGAACAATTTAATACAGAAAGAAATGATAGTAAAAACTATAAGATATATGGTAAGATAAGAATGGTTTTTAGAAATATATTTTCCGGACAAACATCTTATGTTCCATTATCTAGAGATTTATATTTACTTGGCGATGGAACAGGTTCTAATGATGGGTTTTTACCATATAATGAATTTGCGTTTTTAAGAAATGATGTTGTTAGAGAAAAAAACTCACCAAATTCAGGAAGTACTTTAGGTACATTTTCTCAAAATATAACAGTAGAAGGTTATACTGGACATACAACTGTAACACCAATTATGGCACCATATCATAATTGGAATTTATATCTATCTTATGTGTATACTGGTGACACTTCTTTCCCCATGAGATACACTTTGACAGGTAACACATATGCAGATTTTACTGCGGGAGATGGAATACCTTTTAGAGTATATACTAGTGGTAAATACTATAAGTTTATATCACCTGTTGAACACGGAATATCTGCGGGAGAATACCTGATTTTATCAGGAGGTTCGTTTAATAACTCAATACCATTAAGTGGAAGAACATATTATGTGGATAGTGTTGGTGATGAAACATATAATTCGTCAAAATATGTTTTGAATATTTTACAAACACAAATTGAAACAGGGTATACGTTAAGTAACATTATGGTTTGTAAAAGATGTATTGATAAAAATAACATCAATGGTACGACATCACAATATTATGTACACAAACATAAAACACTTACAACATATGATTCTTATTTATTAGACAAGTTAGGTTTTGAATCATCAATATGGGAAGAAGAAAAGAAATTATTATTTGAAAATAGTTTGGGGACAAATGATTATTTGGTTGTTAGAAATAGAATGGAGTCGTTGTATTATTCATTTAAGCAACCGTTTATATTAACTGGAATAACAAATAATTTAGGGTACACACCAACTGATGTGTATGTGTCAGTAATCTTTAAGAACGGAAACGGGTATTTTAACTATCCACCTAAAGTAGGTTACAAATTTCATTTTCATGACACATGGATTGACCAACATTTTAGTGGTAACACCAGCGAAGAAACATCATTAACATCAACAAGTTTTAGTTCTAACACACCTATTTATAGTGCGTTTACATTTAATTCAGGTAATTCGTTATCAGTTGGGTCAACACTTACGGGTGCGTTTGTAGAATATAATGACAGAGATTTCAAAGAAAGAATAATAAGTGAAGCGTTTCATAAATTATCTACACCTAATTTAATTTTTGACCATGATCAAGACGATCCAACAACATACTCTGGAGCGTCCGCAGATAATTTAGTCGGTCTTTTTTATCAACCACATAATAGAGTTAAACTAAGAGAGTTATCACCATACGTTGAATCGTATAATACAAATGACATTTTTAATTTACCTGAGAATGTAAAATATGATAATAATGAAAAATTGTGGAAATGGAGAGACTTATACGACCATGGTTATGTTGACCCTGATGGATACGGGACAGATTTTCCTTTCATGAATAATAATCATTATGTACATAATGATATAAATTTTTACCTAAGAAACGAACAACAATATAGAAATAAGGCGGACGGTATAATAAAAATTAAAAATAGAAATATAGACTGTTAAATGGAAATTCTTAGAAAAACGGAAGACCAAAATATTTTATTGAATACTGAAAACCAATTTAAAACTGATTTAGGTTGGCAAGAAAATTTTCAAGAATTAGAAAGAGAAACTTTATTAAGTATTATTAATCCGATTGAAAATTATGAAACTATGCGGTATATACATAAACCATATACCTCATCAAACGGTGTCTCACAAACAGACATATGGTTTTATTTTTATTTTATTGATTCAACAGGAACAGGATACACAAACGGATTAGATTATGAACTAGTTGGAATAACAGCTAAAGAGAACGAATTAATGTTGAAACAGTCAACCGAAAGTTTTTTTAGATTAGAATTTTATAAAACACCAAATGGCGATATACCCGACAGAACAAATAGAAGACTAGTTTTTGCAAAAAATTTGGCGTTACCATTAGGTGAAAAATATTTGTACACTACGTTGAATGGATTTATTCATTTACCTGTTTTTATGGGTTCAAACTATAAAAATAAAGAAAATATGTATTTGTTTTGGTTTAGTGACGATTCAGCATTTAATGAAACAAATTTAACTGGTAACACATTTTATATGACCGCTAAATTTTATAATGCTAAAGACGGTACTATTTTAGATTTTACCACAACGGGATTAACAATGAATCAACAAGTAATTGAGCCAAGAGACATGTATTATAAAATGCAAATAAATCGTTCAGATTATTCTTATGAAGTGTATAGATATACTAGTGGAACCACAGGAACAAGAATTGGTGAAGCTCATGACCCAATAATATTTTATGAGAAAATGTAAAAATGGAAAAAAATACGTATAAAATATTAATAAATCAAATACCAAAAGTTAAGCTACATTCATTAACAGGACAATATTGGTTTGATAGTTTTGGTAATTTATTTCCGTGGTCAGGAGGTACAAACTTATCACCTGAAACCGGTACAACATATTTTAATGTAAGTGGAGGTACAGTCACTAGTGGTTATTATAGATGGAATGGAACTACTTGGGTAACATATACTGGTAACACTGGTTATGATTATTATGTACCTATTTTTTTAGAAAGTAGTGTTGATGAAATGGGTGTAATGGTTGGGTTTGATGGTAATATTACTCAAATGAATCAATTATGTAATTTTTCTTACACTCAAACAGGTTCAACTATACAAGTATATAATACCTCAGACCCTTTAGTTTTAAGAACATTAAAAGAACAAACATATACAATTAATTGGGGTGATGGAAGTGTATCCGGAATTACAATAACAGACGGAACACCATCAGCGTCATTACCATCATTAACACATACATATTCAACATCGTCAGGATATACTATATCAATAACTTTAGATTCACCTTGGTCTAAACAGAAATTAAGTAAATTAGTAACAATACCTAAAAATATTTCAGTTGCAAATCCTTTAGGTACTTTCAGTGGATTTACCATACCATTTACAATTAATACGGGACAAACAATTGATTATTTAAATGATTATGATTATGTTCAAGGATATACTGGATATACCACAATATCGTTTGCTGCAATTGGTAAAAGTAGAATTTCTGAATTGAAATTATATGGGTCAAACACATATAGTGGAGTAACAACAGGTACGAATAATGGTATAGGATATAGTGCGTATACAATTGATGGTTTATATTATACCGATTATAGTGATGGGTATACTATGATAACCGGGTCAACATCAGGGTATACAAAAGAAGAAATATTCAATAATTTGATAACAAGAAATGAACATTTCCTTGGTTTTATAGATGAACCAACAGTCTATTCTGACATTTTTATTGAAAGAGGTAAACAATCACCTTTGGAAAATAATTTAAGATTATGTGAAATTGATAATGTTGGAGAACTTGACTTGTATGGAAATGGATTTTTTAATGTAAAAAAACAATAAAAATCATATTTATTAATAAAAGTTTATGGCAGTAGGATCATATGGTATAGTAAGACCTTCAGATGTTTCACCAGCGGATGTTGAAATAATATTTCATTATGTTTCTGAAAGGACATCTACTTCACCGGTAACAATGAAAAAATTAAATTCAGAGGATATATTGACCCCTGTTTTTCATAATGCAAATACAACAAATGACACAAATGCACCTAATGTTGAAATTTTGGGTGGTTTATATAATTTAAAATTAAGTGCAGATGACTTTTCAGATTTAGGTATATATACACTACATATTAGACCAAAACAAATCAGAACTACGATTTCTGATTGCGGTATTTTGGCGTCATTACCATCGGTAAGAGGACTAATTATTGACTTAAGTAACATACCATCTGAAGATAGGAATAAATTTACACCTCAAGGATTAGTTGGATATAGAGTTGAATATATAAACACGGTAGATAATAAGAAAATACCTAACTTTTATAGAATAGTTACATCATCTTTTTATTGTACACCTATTGTATCAAATCTAACAAGTACGACACAAAAATCTATAAGGTATCAATATACCGAACAAGCGACAAATTTGATGTTTTTAACTGTAACACCATCATCCGCTCCGTCAAATAAACCTAATACAGTACCATTTATTGGTTCACCATCACAAAAAATTATACTTACAAATACTTTTGTGAACCCAACAACTATTGAGATAGAAATGGTTGAACATGATGCGTCTACATTGGCGAATGCGTTGTATGGTAATCAAACTAAGGCGGTATCTTCCGGTATTTATACGATTTATGATAATAACAACAATATCTATAAGCAATACAACCTATATGAAGTTAAGGATGAATTTAACGAAACGTTGTACGAAGTTCGTGAACAGAGAACAGATATTGACGAAACACTAAACTTTGACACTATTACAACAATATAATGGCCAAATATATAGTACCAAGTAAAGCCGCAAGTGGGGCACAAACATTCAGTGATAGTTTAGTTGGTAATCAAATTACCGATGGTACTAGTCAATTAACTAATACTAATTTTATTTTAGATAAAGTTATCCCTGAAAAAGACAGTAAAAAATTTAGAACAGGTACATTCTCAGATTTTTTAACTCTTGATGATTTAAAGGAGGAAACCAAATCAGTAACAACTCAGTCTAAAAAACAAAAAGAAGAAGAAGTAAAATTTAAAGGTAGTAAGAATGATGCGGGTAAATCTTTATTTGGTTCCTTAAAAGAAAGATTATTAGTTTCATTATCAAGAATAATAAAAAAATATCCGGCAGCGGTTTTAGTTGATAAAAATAAACCATCTAGTGCGAGTCCTTATAGTGCGGAAAATATTGTTTATGACAATAATTTAAAAACCACTGAATTCTTTATACAAACATCGTTGTTTTTTAATCCAATTGATGTTGTTTTTTCTACACCAAAAAGTAACATTATACCAGACTCAGATAATGAAATAAGAAATTTTTATTCTTCATATAAAAATTATGTGATTGATATAAATGGTGTAACATATGGTATTATAAATTACGTAGAACCAAATGCGGTAAATAAAATAAAAATCAAGGTAAATGGTCAACCTTTCCCTAATCTTACAGCATATACGGGAAATTATTTGATTAGACCAACTGATTCAATAACGGAAGAATTTTTTAATGGTTTAGATGATTTAGAAGAAATATTATTAAATAGAGAAACCACACCAAAATATAACGCTCCGTTTTTAATACCTAAAGACAATTCCGATAATTCAAAAACCATTTTAGCAACAGTAGAATATAATTGGCCAATATCGAGAGATGGATGGAATATTGAAATACTTGGTGTTAATTATGAAAAATATGTCACAGATTTAATTGATGTTGCAGACCAAATAGACGATTATAAATCTAACTTATTTGTTAGATTTATGTCATCACCTCAACTTTATGAGTTTGATACAGAAGAAAAGAAGGCGGAATCTGTTTTTCAGTTGTATGGACAAAGTTTTGATACAGTAAAAAAATATATTGACAATATCGCGTACATGCGTAATGTGTCTTATGATGGTATTAATAATTTACCAGACGTACTTTTAAAAAATTTAGCAAATACGTTAGGTCTATCAACAATTAAATTATTTGATGAACAAAGCTTAGACCAAATTTTATATACAAGAATTGATTCACAGTACACCGGAGTTAATTTAGGGTATAATCAAATTGAAGCAGAATATGAATTTTACAGAAGAATACTCATTAATCTTGCTTACTTATATAAATCAAAAGGAACAAGATCATGTATTGAATTTTTCTTAAAATTTATCGGTGCACCTGAACCAATGATTCAATTTGATGAATATGTTTATAATGTAACATCATTTCCAAAATCGTTTGATATTGACCAAGACATTTATGATGTAACATTAGGTGTCAAAAATTTAACGACTGCAACATTTATTCCAAGTGCGTACACATATACTAATACAGTAATTACTTCTTCAACAACATATACTAGAGATGAGTATCCTGTTGAAGAAGGTACAGGTTATCCAAGAAAAGCGTTTAGTGAAGCAAACGACATCTTTTTTGAAAAAGGTGCAGGTTGGTATGATATAACAATTGACCATAGATCGAGAGATATACTTGATGTTGATAATTCAATTACAACTGGTAGAACAAAAACATTAAAGACAAAAATGAAACCATATACATATGGTGAAGAATACTTTGATGTTTTTAGAACATTACCTGGATTAGATACTGGTTATGAATTAGAAGCGGATATAGATAATAGAAAGAGTGAAATTTTTGGTGAAAGTTCATATTTTGTTTTAAATAGAAAAAACATACAACTGTATCTTTCAGCATCAAGAACTGTTGATTATGACATCTATAGAAAATCTAGAAACTTAGAATTAACATTCGGTACCACAACATTATATCCACAAACAGGAGTAACTTTTGCTGAGTATCTAAATGAAGTTTTAAGTAGACTTATAAAGAACTCACATAAAATAAGATATAAAAAGAATTATATAATATTGGAAGATGTCTTTAGAGATTATCTTTCAAGAACAACATATACCCCATTTAATTTTATTGACGTAGAAGAATATATAAATCGAATGAGTCCATACTGGACACAAATGATTGACCAGTTTATTCCTGCTACAACACAATGGTTAGGTGGAAATGTGATTGATAATGGTGTATTAGGTAGACCAAAATATCCATATAGATTTGGTTGTCAACCTAAAAAGTTTATTGAAGAATTATTTCCTGATTTTGAAACAGCGATTGAAGAAGATTTAGAAACATTATTAGGTTCAGAAGAAAATTTTAGAGGTTTAATTAAGTTGACCGGAGTAACTTATTATCCTGTAATCATTATTGATGATGTTGTTTATTCAGGAACAAATTATTCTGTTATAATAAGTGGGACATCAAACACAACAAATAGTGCTCAATTATTTGACCCATTCCCTATGACAGGATGTACCAGTTTAACAAATAATGATCCAGTAAATTTGGCGTTAATTTGTGATTACAAACAATATATTAATCCTGACGTAACGAAAATCAAACAATTATGGATAACCGCATTATCAAATTTAATTGATGATTATATCAATACTTCAGAAACTATGGATGAACCCGGTTGTATTGATAGTTATGCTCCATATACCGCAGAAACGGGAAATAGTTCATGTCCACAAGTACCTAAACCACTTTTAACTTATAATATTTTTGTAGATACAGACGGTATTGATAAAATAGAAATAACATCTATAAAATATGGTACAAATGATTGTTCAGTAAACGATTATTTAGACTATATGTTTAATGCGGAATATTTGACTACACCATCAACTTGTGGGTTAAACGTAAATTTAATAAGTGGTTGTGATGTTTATGAAGGAGGCACTGAAGATTGTTTATTAACCGGTAATTTAGTAATTGAATTAGAAAATGCGGTTGGATTACAAAATAGTCAAGATGGTTGGCCGGTACATATATACACAGATTGTTTAACCGGAACTAACTTAAACATAAATTTTGTTTCGGGATATAGTTTACAATACATAAGTGGATGTACTTTTCAAATAACAGGCGTTACAGAAAATGACGATTTTACCATTAGTGTTTTAGACGGAGCGAATTGTGAATCTAGAGTTCGTTTTAAAGGTTGGCAATTAAAGGCGGAACACGACCCATATGTTCCGGCTAGAAGCCATTATCAAGAATTTTATATTTCTTCTTATGATAACAATGAAGGATATGATATTGATTTACAGACTGGCGTGACATGGTGTGACGATTATACTGGATATACATTAGTATCAAATACTGAAATATTAAGTTCGTACAATTACGGACTTAAAAACGATTCTAAAATAATAAGAATTGAACAAAGTAATATTGCTAATGTCTTATTGGAATTTGCTAATGGAACTTTCACTAATCAAACTTTAGAAGATTTTTTAATATCTGGTGAATTAGAAATTGTTAACGTACAAGATATTAATATTACTAATTGGTTAATAATGGCGGAATATAAACCGTGTACAAGTTTATCTAATCATTCATTTGTTGTTGCACCTGAAAGTGGATATTCATTTAGTTACGATTATTCAGTTGGTTATGTGAATCACATCGATTGTTTAAGTTCAATTAAAAAATCATTAATTACCGGTTTAACTGTAAACAACACATATACAGTGTTTGAAGTTTTACCAACTAGTAAATTTAGAGTTTATACAAATAAAATTATTAGCAATGGTAGTGTAATTAATACAAACTATTTCTTTGATGAAAGATTTCCTGAAGATTTACAAGTTAGACAAGACGAACCAATTGAACCTTGTTGTGATTATCCTGAGGATTATTACAAATATTACAGAGGCGATTTCTTAATTGATAGAAATGGTTACCCAATAGAAGTTATTGCGGTTGATTTAAATTATTGTGACTTTAGTTTTTATTATAATTTTAATGTGACAGGACAGTCAATCGGTGATTTAGTTGTGTTTAATGGTAATGATGACCACCAACCAATTGTACAACATAATTATCAATTACATAACACATCGTTGTCATTCAGTGCTGAACAATTCTATACTGACAGTGAAAATTGTTCAACAGTTCCTGCAGTTGGTTCGTTGGCAAGACCTATTTATACCGGTACTTGTACAGGAACACCTGTTGTTACATGTGTTGTTCCAACACCAACTCCAACCCCAACACCAACTCCGACTCCAACTGCAACACCAACACCAACTAATACACCGACTAGTACACCTACACCAACACCAACAAATACACCAACACCAACACCGACACCAACTATAACACCAACACCAACAATACCACCTAAAGCAACAACAACACCGACGCCAACACCTACACCTACTGCGACGCCAACGCCAACACCAACAGCGACTTCTATTTCACCAACATATATTTATTTGGCAGAAATGAGGTCTTGTGATGATTGTGGAAGTAATGTGGGTCAAATAGTTGTTGGTTCGTATACAACACTAACAATAAACAGTTATGCGATTCAAATCGGTAGTCCCGCACCACAAACCACAGTATATAAAATTTTAGCTGGTAGTAGTGGTTTTGCTGCTATAACTGTTGTACCAACAGGTTCAAATAATTGTACAGTTGCTTGTAACTATGAAGTAATAACTTAAAAAAATATAAATTCTAATAATGGGATTAAACGTAAGAATATATAATGTAACATTCACACACAACTATAAAGTAGAGTATAGGACAAATACCTATGCAGGTACATATACGTTTCATAGTTTTCAAAGTGCGGGAACAAATAATGTTACAATAGGTAATTTAGAATTTGATACTCTTTATTATGTTAAATTAACAGATTTAATTACGGGTCAATATGTGATTACTCAGATAGTAACACACGATAGTAAATTTTATGATTGTTATGACCATATTAATTTTACTATTTCTGCTAGTACTTGTAGTTGTGGTGATTATCAAATCCAATTAATTGATTTAACATCACCGAATGGTAATCATTCATCAGTAATAAACGGTATTCCTAATTCATATTACATATATTCCGGAACAACACACCATATAACTGGTGCGACATTTATAACAACAGCAACGACTAATCCGTCAACTAAGGTAATTTATCAAACATCTGGTGAAACCGAAACACCAACATTAATTTACTTCTTTGTTGTACATAGTGATGGTTTTTTAACTGGTACAACAGATAACTGTCCTTGTTATTTAAATCAACCAAAAAGACAAGGTGGATTTGAAGTTAAATCAATATGTTTATGTTGTAGTGGAGGTGCGGGTTATGAATGGAGACCGTATACTTATTACTGTGAAGTTGAACCTGAATTTGAAATTACATATCAATTAACAGGAATTTCTACACCATATAATGTATGGTACGATAGTGATACAGATAAAGTTTGGGTTGCCGATGCGGATAATTATCTTGATGGTAACATTTATTGGTTTAACCCATCTACAGGAAATACAAGTGAAAGTGCTGTCACATATATTACAGGTGCTACAGGATATACTAGTCATCTTAGAGCAAATAAATTATATAGTACATTTATAGACACAATATATAAAAGAATTTATTTTGTTGGTAAAAGTGATGGTCCGGCACCAACAGTGGTAAATGGTATGATTATTTACGATATTACGGGAAACACTATTCAACATATTCCATATGGTAGTAATACCGATTATAAGAGAGGATTATTATTTTATACTGACAATTATATATATAGTAACATTTTTGTAGGTTCAACATCGGCAGTTACTGCAACTCATACTGATTTGATAAGAGTTGATAGAATTAATCCAAGTGGAACAACACCAACTGTTTTGTCTGGATTAACTGAGTTTGACCATTTCTTTGCGGGATTTGTTCCTGTTGGTGTTGAAGTTAATACAGGAACTACTTTAAGTGAAACGAGATATTGGTTTGTATCTTCCGCAGGTGCAAGTTCGACTGGTAATATCTATATATTTGACAGTGATTTTAATTATCAATCAACAATTATATTAACAGGTCAAAGTACAACTGGTACTACTGGTTTGGGTGGTAGGTATTGGCAAAGTATATTTTATGACAAAGTTAAAAATAAAGTATATGTTAGTGATATCGGTGGAGGATTTACATGGGTATTTCAACCAAGTTCAAACTATGAATCCGCAACAGTATTGAAAATATTTGATTTCAAAAATGTTATGGAATCAAAATATTCAGATTCTAGACCTGTGGTATATTTTTCAATTGACCCTGTTTCTGATAAACTATATTTTGGAGTCGCGATTACAAATAACGTAAATGGAGACGTAACCGCAATTAAAAAAACATACGAAGTAGATAGAGATACTTTTGAAATTAAAAGATTGATAACAGGTTATACCTTACAGAGATTAGATATAGTGACTGATGAATATGGTAATAATAGTTTAATGGGTCCGGATGGTGGTAATCCTTATTGGGGTGGTGGTTCATGGAATACAGATGGTAAAATAGTTTTTTATAATAACAGTGTTGGTAATAGTAATACTGGTAATGTTGTTGTAGATGAACTACAATTATATAATATAAACACAGGTTTACCAACAGGTACAATTATAGATAATACATCTAATCTTGATCAATATATCGCACCATTTCCTGATACTGTTGCAACTGGTAGTACATATGAAGGGGTGTCAGGTTGTCCAATTACATATACATTAACTTGTCCAACAATTACAAAGACATCGCCAAGCACAACGCAAATAAATTATGAAGTCAATATAGTTGATTCAGTAAAAAATAACCCAAATATTGCAACAATCAAAGTATCTGCGTTAGATTCTGGATTGAATGTTGATGATTTTGATACGTATAGTCCACCGTTTAATAATTATTATAGTGGTATTTTCAGTGGATTAACTGTGGACACATACTCAATAAAAGTAGAATATTTAGATTCGGGTGCAACAGTGTTATCAGGATGTACATAATAAAAAAAATAAAATATAAATGTCAAATTTAGTATCAATACAGTTTCAACCAACAATATATCCACACAATGTGTATACTGGAAGTACATCAGGTTCAACAAGTGGAATTATTTGTAGCGCACAAACAACTTCTTGTTCATTTACTGTAGATGATACGTATAAAGCATCGTACAATACTATTTGGTTAAGAATTGTATCTGATGAAGGATGTAAAGAACAATTATATCAAGTTTTAGTAAATGAACCTGATTGTGGCGGTGAATATTGTGAATTCTCGGCAACGACTGTTTATAATGGACTTATAAATGATTGTGATTTAGAAATTAGTGTCTCGTCAACAGAAATTTTAACATCTGGTGGAACCGCAAGTGCAACTGTAACATATACAAAAAATCATGGTCCTGTTTCTATCTTGTGGAATAATGGTCAAACAGGTCAGACTATTACGGGATTATCTGGTGGAACATACACTGTTAGTGTTACTGATACTTCAGTATCTGGTTGTACCGTAACTGGTTCAACAACAGTTTATGAAACAATGGTGTTCTCTGCAACATCGATAACATCATTTAATCAAATTAATTTAGAGTCATATACGAATCGTTTGGCGATAAATTGGGGTGATGGTGATGAGAATATATATACCACAACTGGCGGTTCTACAACTGTATCTCACACGTATTCAAGTCCATATACTGGTTTAGTGAAATTAAAATCTATTGATTTAAGTGACGTAGAAAGATTCGATATATCCGCCGCCACCCCAACAACAAATGCATACACGGTAGATACATCCGAAGCGAGAAAATTAGAAAGGGCTAGATTATATATAACTAGAACTCATGGTAAAACAACAGGACTTGTATCTCAATTACCGGGAAGGTTATCCCCAACCACATTAACATTAACAATTAATAACGCGTATATTAGTGGTGGCACCGCTGATTTACCAAGAAATCTAACGGATGGTAGATTTTATACCGGAGTATATATAACAGGTAACACAAATCAATTCCCTACCGGAGTAACAGTACTTGATATTTGGGGTGTTAATACAGTAACGGGTCTAATTTCGGATTACCCAAGATCACTTCAAATTAGTAGAATATATGGTTTTAATACTATTTCAGGATCTACGAGCCACATACCAACAGGAATGACAAATTTTGGTATACAAGGTTCTGCATATATGTTTGGTGATATTGCAAATGTACCGACAGGAATAACAAGTCTTAATATATATGGACAAAGTATTGTTAGTGGAAATACAAGTAGTCTTAGCGGAAGACCATTGGTGGAACTTACAATTGATAATGAAGAAGGTTACGAAACATCGGGCCACACTATAACAGGTTTACTTTCTTCATTACCAAAAACACTTACCAGAATTCAAATCGGTGGTGCAAATACTATAAGTGGTAACACTATTGACGTACCTACTGGAGTAACATACTTCAATTTGAAAGGTCAAAATAGGTTACAAGGTGATATAGATAATTTACCGAATAAATTAACAGATTTATTCTTAGGTGGGCAAAACACTGTTTCAGGTTTAACATCTAACATACCAACAGGAATCACTGTTTTTGAAATCGGTGGTTTAACTACTGTTACGGGTTCACTAAATAATATACCAAATAATGTGTATTATTTTGTTCTAAAAGGTAATTCTAATCTAACAGGGTATACCGCAGGAAGAACCTGGGTTAATAATATGAATAGATTTATTTATATACCAACTAACGCAGCAAATAAATTATCTGACGCTAATCTGGATTCTTTATTTATTGACTTTACAGGTTATACTTGGACAACAAGTTCTAGATTCGGTGTTGCTAAACTTGAGACACGTGGAAGTGGAACAACCGCGTCGGATTCGGCTAAAGCAATATTATCGGGATATGGTATAAACATAGTATTCTATTAAACTATAAAAATGATTGATTCACTAACTAAGAAAAAAAAACTATATTCTATAATAAATAAAAATGAAATTAAATGTTTTATATAAATGCCATTACCAACAGTATCTGCTAGTATAACTATTACAGTATCAGGACCAAATACCGGACCATTTGATTTATACTCAAATGTTGATGGATATACAACACCTTTTGAAAATAATGTACCAAAATCGTTTTTAGCCACTGGTTATACGGTTACAACAATTCCTATGGGTACAACAACTATTGAAATACGTTCAGATAATTTTACATGTACTAATAGTGCGTATATAAGTGTGTCAGGAGCACCAAGTTGTTTTTGTGCAACTGTCACTATTATCAATGGTGATTTATTAGTTGCGACAGGTAACACGAATACATCTTTAAACGGGGTTTTATTTTTAGATGATGGATTAGGTGGGACAGATGGTGTTAAATGTAATGGTGACAGTCCAAACACACAATATACTGAAGATGGTATTGATTATTTTTGTACAACATATTCTGGATTTCCGTTAATTAATTTATATTATTATCAAGATGATGTTGTTGTTTCAGGTGCGACAGTTTTAAGTGATGTTTTAAGTGGTGAAATATGTAACAGTGATGGTGATTGTAGATGTTGTGATTATGGATTTACAGAAGTTGGTGGAATTTGTACACTGACCGCGAGTACATTAAGTGGCGTTAGTGGAACGACATATATTTTTACTACAGGAGACACTAATTTGTCATATTTAAGAGATGGTACATATTTTTATGAAAATATAACAACAAAAACATTACCATTAACTTTTGCTAATAATGCCAGTTTTATAACAAATGGAGTTTTATCAGGTTCTTCTTTACCTAATGGGCAATTTGGAGGATTAGTGGATGGTACTAATTACACAAACAGTCAAATATCAAATTTATATGGAACAAACGATTCAAATATTTCAGGAGCACCAATAACGGTTGTTACGAGCGCAACAACAGTACCATGGAGAGAAACGGTATCTGCTTCACCTTGGAACGGTATAATGAATAATGCGGGAATAAAATTTGCCACAGGATTTAATCAATGGGTAGGATTTTATAAATGTTTGGATGTACCATCAACTCAAACGTATCATTTATTTCTTTCTGCAGATGATATGTTTGGTTTGAAATTAGATGGTGAATGGTTGGTAAAAAGATTAAATAAAAATTCTGCAGCCTATCCCGCATTAACGGTTGGTAACGCAATAGGTGCTGATGGTTTATTTGACAAATCAGTTTCACCCGCTAGATTTTTACCTTTTCATGTAGGTCATGTTTTACCTATAACATTAGACGCGGGTACACACATTTTTGAATTTTTCTTTTCGGATGCATTTAATTATGGTGGTACATGTTGTACAAACGGTTGTTTTGAAATATATAGTGGTGTATCTGTAAATACATTAACAGGTGTAACTACATATAATGGGTTATCTGGATATACCGCGTTTTCAACAAGACAAATAACAGGATTAACGCAAACAATACTTGGTAATTATGGTGATAATTATGGTATTTTTTGTGATGTTGATGGGACATTATTAAACATATGTGGTGGACTTGGCGCAGCTTATTGTTATTATGAAGAAGTTCCGGTTTGTGATGATTGTACTTCTTGTGATAACAAATATACATGGACACCAATAGGAGGTGGTTTATGTACAGCAACAGATACCGTATCTGCAACACCACCCGTAACTCCATATACCGCATATACACGAACTAATTCGGTATATAGTTCATCTGGAACAATAATTTATGATGATGATTGGGGGTTAAATGGTAGTGGTACAACAATAACAGCATTAACAACTGCTGACGTTTGGAAAAACACAACAACATCAAACGGACCATTAAATAGGACTGCGGTATGGGCATATCCGGCAGCATTTGACCCAATTGATTATCCATTAGATGTTTGGTTAGGATTTAATAAATGTCTTGAAGGAATTGAGGCAGGAACATATTATATTGGAATTGCTGCAGATAATGAATTCAGGCTTGAACTTGATGGTAATGTTATATTAGACACATTTAACTATACAGGGATAACTGAACTAAATAAGTTCATGAAATGGCACGTTTATCCAATAAATCTTCTTGCAGGTGACCATATTCTTGGTTTATATGGTTATAATTTTAGTATTACTGGAACACCAAACCCGGCAGGATTTGGTTGTGAAATTTATAATAACACGTTGTCAGAATTAACTGGTGCGACAACAACCGGAGATTTAAATATAATATTTACGTCAGCGTCTTTTAATGGTTCAATTATTCCTGTTATAAAAAATAATGATGGGACTTATTTATCATCAGGATACACATGTCCAAGTGGATATGAATATGCACCATGTGATGGTAATTGTTGGAAGATATTATATTGTGGTATTGCAATACCTACACCCACACCGACTCCAACACCAACACCGACTCCAACACCAACACCGACTAACACACCAACTAGTACACCGACATCAACACCAACAAATACACCTACTAGTACACCAACACCAACAGCAACTAACACACCAACTCCGACCCCTACCTCAACACCAACGCCAACACCAACGAATACTCCATCAGGAGACTTTTATTTTTTACAGAATAATAGTGATGATGGTAGTATTGAAAATGTAAGGAATCTGATGGGACTATCTTTTGGTTTTATAACCGTACCTGTTGGTCCTGGACAAACTGAATCGGGAACATATGGCACAACTTATAATACTCCTTTGTATGTTGATGTCATAGCACCGTCTGGTGGAGGATCATTAAAATTATATAAAAATAACGTATTGGTTGATTGTATTCCAGTTTTAGCAACAGACGCATACCCACTTAATTTAGCACCATCTACCACTTTTACAATTCCAAATACTTTAAAAATTGTTTTAAGTAATAGTGGATGTTAATGATAAAATAAAATTAAAAAAGAATATTTATAATATATGAGTTATTTGAGTAGTAACAATTCTGAGTTTTTGTCAGCTCGAATTACAAAAAAAGGTAGACAAGCAATTGCAAAAGGTAATTTTGTTATAGAATACTTTCAAATAGGTGATTCTGAATTTGATTATACGCAACCTTTTAATGGATATACCGGATTAGGTAGCATACCACATCAAAAAGTATTGTCTCCTTTTGATATTGAGGCGGGTGTAAAATACCCATATAAACTTGATTCTTCTGATGATGCAACAACTTTTGGTAATCCTGTTCAAAATGCATCAACGGTTACTATTAGAAATATTATGGGACCTGCAGGACATGTTTCAAATTATTTAGAATATGACGAAAACGCGTGTACAGGTACAACCGTTGAATGTTTGACTGAAAGAATAAATTTAAGTTCAATTAACGGTACAAATACAATTTCAGTTAGTACGGGTAACACATACGATGATTGTGGGTTTATTACACTTGTGTTTAGTCAGTTTGTTGGTATGGATCCGAATCATCCTGTAATTTCAGGTAATTCAACAAGTTTAATATATAGAATATCAGGGATTACAACAGGAGTAAGTACAAATACAATTTATTTAGACAGAGAAACACCTGATTTTTCAATGTTATCTGGATATACTCAAGTTGTTTGTAATAAATGTAATAACGAATATCCAATAGACACACAAATTTCACCAGTTTGTCATCCAAATGATATTGATACTCAACAACAATTAGACCCATGGACTATGGAAGTAGTTTGGACTGATAAACCAATTGGTTTTGATGTTAATGGTCTTGACGAAAATTTATCTGGTTTTACAAGTAATGTTTATGTCTCTACAAAAGAATTATATGGTTATACTGAATCTTCAGGTCAAACATTCACGAATTATACCGGAGGTACATTATCAAATGCAACGGCGTACTATAATTCATTTAATGAAGAAATAATTGTTGAACCTGAAGCACAAAGGTGTGTTGCAATTATTCATTATTCTGAACTCGGAGATGTTGTAAATGACCCTGAAAGATTTTTTAAGTACGATGATTATATTAGCAATGATACTGATTCTGCTGGTAACTCAATAATCGATGACCCTAATGGTATACCATTAAGTGATACCGAATATTTTGAGGTATATATCCCATGGATTTACTATCATAGAAATACCGGTTCTACATTTGGTGCAATATTTCATATGGACGATACTAATTATTATATAAAATCTACCAAGAATCCTTATCATTCTTTAAAATACAGATATCTAATTGATGAACGAGGATATCGTGTTGGTAAAGTATTTGTAAATAATAAAGTAATTGTTTTTGATGACCAAGAACTTGTCGCTGTTTTAGATTATAAATCCAATAGAAGATATACTTTACCCGCAGCAAAAGTAAGTGTTGTCCCAAGTGACACTGACCCATCTAATTCTATTTTAAGTGGTGGTACAGGTCAGACAATATGGGTAACATATATGTTTGAATATACTGGAGATACAAAATTAAATGGATTACCTTGTAACTATTACAATAGTTCTAATTTAGACCCGACTTTAAATTCATGTGCATTCAATGTTTGTTCTAATGTGACAGTTAAAATAAGTGGTAGTACTATGCCAAATATGAAATCAATATTTAGTGGTTCTACCGATGGGTTCATTGCTAACAAATTTTATATACTAGCACAAGAAACTAATGTTGGTGAATTACCTTCACATGATCAATGGATTTTAATGGATTATACAACTGAAGCCGGTGGAGACGGAAGTAATTTGTTAAATCCAACTGGAGTGACAGATGTGACTTATACCATAACTAAAACTAAATTTAATAACGGAACAATATTTGATTTAGAAACTTATTTAGGACCCATACCTAATGAACCATCAACTGACCCGCAATTTGGTGACGAACAACCGTTCCCTGGTAGTATACGATTAATAAGAGCAACTGACATTGAACAAATGAATTTTTTGGTAAACTTACCTTCTTCACAGTTTACTGAAACACAAAACCCAACGTATTCAAGTGGTTTAGATAAAAGAATTACCGAAGTTGCATTGTTAAACTCAAATAAAGAACCTTATGTTGTTGCAAAAACAGCTAAACCAATTAAAAGAATTGGTACACAAGTATTTGCGGTTCGACTTGATTTTTAATATTTACTATTTAAAAAATATTAGTTATATATTTTTATATGAGTATTAAAATCAAAAACAACCCAAAAATTCTCGGTTTAGACATCAGCACCAAGACCATCGGCTTTGCATTGTTTGATATATCAACATCCAAATTGTTGGAATTAACCCATTTCTCACCTAAAATTAAACCACAACCTGAAGATAAGATTGAGGAATTAATTAAAAAGGCGGATGCGTTTAAAAAACATTTAGAAAATTATAGGGATATGTCGATTGAAAAGGTTGTTATTGAAGAACCTTTATTAAATTCAAATAATATCTATACAGTTCAAACTTTATTAAGATATAACACACTTATTTTAAAAAATTGTTACGATATATTAGGTGTTTTACCTACGTTTATATCCACATATAACGCTAGAAAGTTTGCGTTTCCTGATTTGGTCGGAGTAAATGAAAAAGGTAAAAATGTTTTATTTGGTGGTTATCCAAAAGATATTGATAAAAAACATGTTATTTGGGAACATGTGAATGCTGTTTGTCCTGAAGTTAAGTGGCAATATACTAAAACAGGTAATTTAAAGAAAGAATGTTACGATCAATCGGATGCTGTGACATGTGTAATTGGGTATATTAACATGACAACAAAAAATATGGCAAATAAAACTTCCAATTAATAAAAAGATTATTTATAATTTATATTAGGACGGGACATAGTAATATGTGTTGGTTAGTTTCCCCTGAAGTTGGTGTCTTCAGGGGATTTTTTTTTATCAATTTTTTTCACTATTATTTGATAATATGGTAAAACAAGATGTTGACTACTCATTAATTACTGACATTCTCGAAGACATTTTGGGTGATTATAAAATGCACAATGAGAATAAAGGTCAAATATCTTTTGATTGTCCAGTATGTTCATATGAAATTAAAGGATTAGATTATGGTGATGGTAAAGGGAATTTAGAAGTAAATTATAAAAATAACGTTTTCAAATGTTGGTCTTGTTCAGAGACAAATGAAACACATGGTTCTATATACAAATTAATTAAAAAGTTTGGTAACAGTAGACAATTAAAAAAATATCAATTATTAAGACCGGACGATGACGATTCATCAAACAAAAGATTTTACAAAAAAATTAAGTTACCAAAAGAATTCATACCGTTTACTAATGTGACACTTGGTATGAAAATGACGCCTTTTTATAAACAAGCTCTTAATTACATTAAGAAAAGAAATATTACAGATGAAATGTTACAAAAATTCAACATTGGATTTTGTAACACTGGTATGTACGAGAATAGAATTATCATACCATCATATGATGAGGATAAAGAATTAAATTATTTTGTTGCCAGATCTTACTTAACAAGAACTAAATTAAAATATAAAAATCCCAGTGTTCAAAAAGAATTAATTATTTGGAATGAGTATTTGATAAATTGGGATGAACCTGTTTACTTAGTTGAGGGTGCTTTCGACAGTATATTTTTACCGAATTCAATTCCTATGTTGGGTAAATTTATGACTGATAAGTTATTTAAGAAATTATATGAGAATGCTAAAAAAATAATTATTGTATTAGATGGGGATGCGTATGAAGATGCGGTTAAGTTATATCATAAGATTAATTGTGGTAAACTAATGGGTAAAGTTTGGATAGTAGAATTACCAAAAGATAAAGACATCGCCGATTTACAAGGTGATTTAAATAACTACAACATAAAACAAATTGATTAATGATAAATTTAAATGATGTATCTCTTGAAATAAGGGATTTAATGGAAAAAAGAAGAAATGAATTGGAATTAACTTTCATAGAAGAAGAACATATATATCATATGAGAGATATTGATGGAGTAATAAAAAAGAATTTTCCATCTGTATCTAAAGTAGTTAAAAAATTTCACTCACATTTTGATGCAGAAGGGAAGGCATTACAAATGTCAAATGGTGACCCCGAAGGTCAACAAAAGTTATTGGCGGAATGGAGGGCTGCTGGTGAGTACTCAACTAATATGGGAAGTAGAGTACATTATGTTTTAGAGAATGACACAATAAGTAGATTTGGTAACTACAAAGAGGTTAGACAACCAATATTCAGTTGTGATGAAACACAAATCACAAAAAGTGATTCTATGATATCTGCAGGTAAAAAGTTTCTTGATTTAATGACAGAAAGAAATGCAATATTATTAGATACTGAGAGTATTTTAGGTGACCCTGAATTAGGTTATACTGGTCAACCAGATAAAATATGGTTGATGATGAATAAAGAAAAAACTGATTTTGGTTTTGTTGTTACAGATTGGAAAACAAATCAACCTAAAAATTTTGAGGCTCAATATTATACTAAAAAAATGTATCATCCTTTCAATGAGTATGATGATACTGCGTTAGGACATTACTTTCTTCAATTACCGTTGTATGGTAAATTATTTATTAAAATGTTAGAAGGTACAAAATATGAATCAATAAAAATGTTGGGTTGTGTGATTGTATTACTAAAAGACGATGGGACTTTTCAAGAATATAAAGTTCCCGGTTATGTAAATAATACAATTTTAAAAATGGACATTAAAAAATATTTAAAGAGATGATAAAAAAAATAGTACACATTGCAGATATACATATCAGAACATTTCAGATGCACGATTTGTATAAAAAACAATTTGAAATTTTATTGGAAGACATAGGAAAAAAATGTGTTGAATGGTATGATGAAAATATTAGTCCATCACAAATAAGAATTGTAATTGTTGGGGATATTGCACATCAAAAGATAAACATTTCAAACGAACAATTAATGTTGACAAGTTGGTTTTTAAAAGAACTAACTAAATTTGGTAAGGTTGTTATTATACCGGGTAATCACGATTTTTTGGAAAATAATGTACAAAGATTGGATAGTATTTCTCCTGTTGTAGATTTATTAAACAATGAATGGATAACATATTATAAAGATAGCGGACAATATAATGATGATAACATAGATTGGATTGTTTATTCCTTGTATCAACACAATAAAAGACCTGAGTTTAGTAAAGATGATAATCAATTAACGATAGGGTTATTTCATGGACCAATCCAAGGGTTATCAACTGATTTAGGTTTTGAATTTGAAGATGCATATGATAAACTAAATTTTGTTGATTTGGATTTATTGTTATGTGGTGATATACATAAAAGACAAATGTTTACATTACCAAGTGGGGGTAGAGCGGTAATGATTGGTAGTTTAATTCAACAAAATTTTGGTGAAACGGTAAAGCATCATGGGTATGGTATTTATGATATTGAAGAAGACAAGTATGAGTTTGTTGACTTACCTAATCAACAACCTTTCTTACACTTTTCAATCTCCGATATAAAAGACATAGAAAATGAAACAGAAGAACTCGTTAATATTGGATGATGAATTTATCAGGTATTGTGAAATAAACAATGTTGATGATGTTCAGAAACTTGCAAAAGATACTTTTAATCGAGGGTATTATATATTGAAGTATGGAGAATCACCTTTCTCTTTTAGTAATAAAGAAAAGATTGTAGAAAAAGAAGTCATTAAAGAAATTATTAAAGAGGTACCGGTTGAAGTGATTAAAGAAGTTCCTGTGGAAAAAATAGTTGAAAAAGAAAAAATTGTAGAAGTAATAAAAGAAGTTCCAGTAGAAAAAATAGTTGAGGTAATAAAAGAAGTACCGGTAGAAATTAAAGGAGATGAAAAAATCGTGGTAAAAGAAGTAATTAAAGAAGTTCCAATAGAAAAGATTATTGAGAAAGAAAAAATTGTAGAGGTAATCAAAGAGGTAACTAATGATGATGAGATAAAAAAATTAAAAGAAGAGAACACTAAATTAAAAGAGGAATTAGAAAAGATAACATCGTCATTAGAAACATTAAACAAAGCAAAATACATGAAGAATAGTAACATGAATTCTATATATGATGAATAAAAACTAGAATACTTTTTTTATTTGTATTTTTTAGTTATATTTTAATATAAAATTTTAGATTATGATTTCATTAATTACAACATTACTTTTTTGGACTTTTATGGCTTATGGTATGAGTACAATAATTGTTTATGGCACTATTTTCGAACCTTTAAGGGAATGGTTTAAAACAAACAATAAATTTTTAGGTGACTTGACCGGTTGTATTATGTGTACATCTACGTGGGTAGGATTTTTCTTGTCACTATGTTTGGGTGGTTTGGCAACTAAATTTTTTGATATACATTGGTTACCATCTATTTTTTTTGATGGAATGTTTACCACTGGAATTGTTTGGGCTGTTAATACTATAGTTGAACATTTCGAATAAAAAAGGTTAAAAACAGAAAATGGGGTTTATTGGTAAAAATAATTTAGATGATACATTAGTCAGAAATGAAGTAATAAAGTTTGCAAATATTACTCTTGGACTTAAGCTTTATTCCAATCCCGCATATAACAAGATTGACTTAATTTGTAAGAAAGAAAAAAATATGGGTGTTGAAGTTGAACATGGTAAGTGGTCCGGAGATTTTTGGAAAAATGATGCGTATTCGTTAATATCTAATTTAGGTTTTCGTACATTAAACATTCCTAAAAGAAAACACAAATATTGGTTAGAATATTATAATGGGAAATTTAATCCATCACATGATAAAAACTTATACATAAGGACAAATAAAGACTTTACACAATTTTTGGTTGTTGAACCACATGTGATTAAAGACCCCAAAAAACTTTATGAGTGTAAATTTCAACCTAATAACAGTGATTGTGTTGAAGAATGGTTATCACTCAAAAAGAAAGACGTAAGAACATACAATTTAATTAAAGGACAATTTATATTACAAGATTAATGAATTACGAAAATCCATTTATAAGAGTAACGTGGGAAGACACTGCAGAAAACTTTACACCAGAAAAAATTAGAAGAGTAAAAACTTATTTTCAAAATAAGTATAACTCAAAAAATGTTCAGGTTGTAACAAAAAATTTATCTGACATTCAAAACACTAAGTTGAAATCATTAGATGTTTCTGATAACATAACTGATAAACAATATCAGAAGAATTTAATGAAAGATTTTATTAGAGAGAATGCTATTGCCGTAAAGTGGGAACTAATTGATAGGTTAGATAATAAAATAAATGCAGAAATTGATAAATTAAATCCAAATAAAGTTAAGTATAACAAGTGGTTTATAAAAAAAATAAAGTTTTCTAACTTCTTATCTTTTGGTGACAATAATGAAATTGATTACACAAAACTTGAAGGTATCACTGTAATAGAATCGACACCTAAAAACTTTGGTGGCAAGTCCACATCAACAGTAGATTTACTCATGTTTTTGTTTTTTAATTCTACTACAAAAACAAAAACTAACGCAGAAATTTTTAATAAGTTTACCGATAAAGATGAAGTAGTTGTAAGTGGCGAAATTAGTATTGATGGAGAAGATTATGTAATTGAGAGAAAAATCATAAGAAAAAAGTCAAAGACAGGTGATTACACAATAACTAATAAATTAGAATTTTATAAAATAAATTCAGACGGCACTATTCTCAACTTAAATGGAGAACAAAGAAGAGAGACAGAAGAATTTATATCATCCGCTATTGGTACTGAAGAAGATTTCTTATCAACTATTTTGACTACAGGTTACAATCTTGAACAAATGATTGAATCTAAAGCAACCGCGAGAGGACAAATCCTTACTAGATTTTTAGGATTAGAAAATTTAAAAGTTAAAGAAGAAAGGTGCAAAGAAATATATAATGATTGGTCCAAAAAACTGACATCTAATTCGTATAACATCGTTCAGTTGGAAACTGATAACTCAAAATATAATGATGGAATAGTAAATTCAGAAAAAGAAATTGAAAAACTTAATGGTTCATTAAATGATTTGAATAAAAAATTAAAAAATCTTGAAGATAGAAGAGATGAAATATTAAGTTCAAGAAACAATGACATAGATCAGGATTTAATCAGAATAAATCCTATTATCTTAGAGCAAGAAATTAAATCTTTGGGTCAACAAAGAGATGAAAAAGAAAAAAGTGCAAACGAAATAGTTGTTACCGAACCATCTGAATTTTATTTGGAAGAGGAACATAATAAGATAAAGGAGGAAATTAACAACTTGACTGTGGAAAAAAGAGTTTCATCCACATCTATAACCGGAAATGAAAAATTAATAGAAAAACTTGAAAAAGGTACCGTTTGCCCTACTTGTAGTAGACCTTTAGAGGACGTTGACAATACATCTGAAATAAATAAATTAAAAAAAGAGATAATAAAGTTTAAAGAAAAAATAGAAAAATGTGAAAAAGATTTAAACAACCTTGAAAAAAAAGAACTTAAATTTACCACCCTCAAGAAAGAATATGATGATTATGAAAGAAATAAATTGAGAAGGTCAAGAATTGAATTAGAGATAGAACAAAAACAATTTGAGATAGATGGAAAAAAGAATAACCTTAAAAGATATGAAGAAAACAAGAAAAAATTAGACGACAATAAAAAGATAGATGCGGAAATTGTTACTCTAAGAACCCAAATAGATTCAACAAATGGAGACATCAGACAAACAAACACATCAATAAACAATCACACTGTGAATATAAACAGTTTAAAAGATAAAATTAAAGTGAACCATGAATTGATTGACAAAATCAAATCAGAGGAAGAGTTGTTGGGTGTATTTAAAACATATCTTACCATTTATGGTAAGAACGGAATTTCGAAAGTTATTCTTAAAAATATGATTCCGCTTTTGAACATAGAACTACACAGATTATTGTCAGATAGTTGTTATTTCATTTTGGAATTGAATATCAATGACAAAAATGAAGTGGAATTTCTTATGATTGATAATGAGACAAGAGTGGTTAAACCATTAAATTCCGGTTCAGGATACGAGAGAACAATTTCATCATTGGCAATTAGAAGTGTTCTTACCAAGATATCGTCATTACCTAAACCAAATATAGTAGTTATGGATGAAGTATTTGGTAAAATTGCTGACGAGAATTTAGAAATGGTTGGGGAATTCTTCAAAAAAATTAAAAATTATTTTGAACATATAATCGTTATATCGCATAACACATTGATTAGGAATTGGTCAGACAATTTGGTAATGATTAATAAAAATGATAATATATCATCTATTGAGTTCGTAACAACAAAAATTTCTTAACATAAAAAAATTGTTTTACATTTGTTAAAATTTTAGAAATGACAGAAAAAAACCACAAGGATTTTAAACTATTTGCTAAGGACCAAAACATTAGTTCCTTAAAACTAGATTATTACAACAAAAGAATTGAAAACAGTCTCACACCATATATTTTGGAAGAAAGACAAATGAATGTCACCATCATGGATGTATTTTCAAGATTGATGATGGAAAGGATTATTTGGGTTGCGGGAGTTGTTGACGACCATATGTCAACAATTGTTCAAGCTCAATTGATGTTTTTGGATTCATTAGATAATAATGACATTACTATGCATATTGATAGTCCGGGTGGAAGTGTAAAATCTGGTTTATCTATGGTTGATGTTATGGATTACATTCGTTCAGATATTAAAACTATAAACACAGGAATGGCGGCGTCTATGGGTTCAATTTTACTTGGAGCAGGGACAAAAGGTAAAAGAGGTTCTTTAAGATTTTCAAGAACGATGTTACATCAATCTAGTGGAGGATTTAGAGGAAATATTCAAGATGCAGAAATAGACATGATTGAATGGAAAAAAATGAATGATATTCTTTTTGATTTACTTGGAGGATATTGTGGGAAATCATCTGACACAATTAAAAAAGACGCAACAAGAGATTTATGGTTATCATCAGAAGAAGCGTTGGAATATGGAATTATAGATGAAATTGTTGTTAGAAAAAATAAATAAATCATATTTATATATAAAAAGAGTATATGACTTCGATAGGAAAACACATAAACACAATATTACTCTTAGTAATAGGCTGTGTAATAGTATATTGGTTATTTTTTGTTTTATCACCAAATGTAGAAATGTCTGCAGAATCTAAAGCGAAAATTGATTCTTTGAATAATAACATTAAAAAATACGAAGAAGAAAATAAAAAAATTGATTCAGTGATTACTCAGTATCATAATGAAATAGAAAAAGTCAATAACAATATAACAAGAATAAAACAAGAAAAAACAATAGTAAAAGAAATATATCATGAAAAAATTATTAGTATTGATACTTTTAACAGGACTCAGATTGACGAGTTTTTCTCAAACAGATACGGGAATAGACAATGATGAAAAATGCTTCAAGATATCAACTATTAGGTTGATAATGAAGGATTTATTGAGTGGAGATTCCGCTAAAGCCGTATTAAAACTAACGGAAGAACATTTGAATGAATGTGAAATCAAGTCTGTATACAAAGACAGCATCATCAACAAGCAACTGATTAAAATCGATAACCTCAGCGGAATTATTAGTGATGAAAGAACGAAATACGGTATTTTAGAAGATCACACAAAAAAACTTGAGACATCATTAAAAGTTCAAAAGTTGAAAAACAAATGGACTTTTGTTTCCGGTGGTATATTAGTTTTAGTTCTTGGGGTACTTAGCATTGTAAAATAGAATACATGAATGAATCAATACATTTTGTTTGTTTATGGACAATTTGAAGACCATGAGGATGTAGAATATTTTTGTAACGAAATTTTTTCACAATCAGAAACAATTGAATCCGTAAAGTATATTATAGAAAACCTTCAAAACATCATTTTAATCTTTGAATCCTCTACTGACCAAACTAAACTTTCGATTGAAATTTTCAATCTTTTGGATAACGAAAATATCAATTATTACTTTCTTTTTCAAAAAAGCGGAATGGTATCTGCACACATTCCAAGTTCAATTAATGAACATATTTTCAAATTTAAGGTGGACGAGTTACCAAATACGAATGAGGAAGCGAAGATGGATTTGGATTTAATACTTGACAAAATTAAAAAGGAGGGTATAGGTAGTCTTACTAAAGATGAAAAAAATTTCCTTGATAATTTTGAAAATTGAATTTTTTTAGTTATATTCTTTTTACGCACCCCCATCAATCATTACAAATGAAAAAATCAATTATAATCAACACAGAAGAAATAAATCAATACATAAAAGATATTCGTAAAATCCCTGTCATAAGTCATGAAAGACAAGAGCAAATTTTCCAAAAATTAATCGACAATAATTTAACAAAAAATGAAAAAAGAGAACTATACAATGAATTAGTTATAGGTAATCTCAGGTTTGTAATTTCGGTTGCGAAAATGTATCAAAATCAAGGGATGGATTTACTTGATTTAATATCTGAAGGCAATTATGGTTTAATCAAAGCAGCGGAAAAGTTTGACCCAACATCAGGGTTAAAATTTATTTCATATGCTGTATGGTGGGTAAGACAATCAATAATGGCATCATTAAATGAGAATTCTAGAACAATAAGAATCCCATCAAATCTTGTTCAAGAGTCACAAAAAATAAAAAAAGAAGAAGTAAAAGAAGAAGATAATTTGTATGAAAGATATAGTGATGACCCATACAATCCAACTAATTTACCATATTGTATTGGTTTAAGTAAAGAAATTAATGAAGATGGTGACCAACTTATTGATTTACTCCCAAATAAAAATATTGAATCACCGGATGCGATTTTAAATACCCCTGATGAAATAAAAAAGAAAGTCAATTATATGTTAAGTGTTCTCGATGAAAGAGAAAAAACAATAATTGAAAGATATTATGGATTGACCGGTACTGAATCTAATTTAGAAGACTTAGGAGAAGAGTTTGGATGTACAAAAGAAAGAATTAGACAATTAAGAGATAAAGCAATAAAAAAACTTAGAAACGAAAGTTTTATGCTATTAAACTATTTATAAAATAAAAAAATTATGAAAAAATTTATTGAAGAAAAATTCACAATTATTGTTTTAGTGATTATACTATTATCATTTTTTAAATCATGTGGTGATAGTAGAGAAATTTCTAAAATTAGAAAAGAATTAAAGGATTTAAATGATTCTACTTACAATAAAAAAGAATTGGATATCAGACTACAAATTGAAGGTTTGAAATCAGAGAAAAGAATGATTCAGTCTACCGATCGTAAAATTCTTGATGTTAATAGACAAACACAAATTGACCAAGAAATAACTACACTTGAAGGGAAATTAAAGTAATATGAAAACTTGGTTACAGAAAAATTATAAAACATTAATAATTGCTGCATTTTTAATACCAATCTTTACAGTTGCAATAGTATCTATTTCACACGTAACAAAATGGTATGGAATATCAAATCCGGTAACGTGGTCAATTTATCTTTCAGTAGGTATTGAAATTGCTGCATTATCAACATTAGCCGCGTTATCTGCAAATATGGGAAAAAAAGTGTATTTCCCTTTTGCTATTGTAACCATAATTCAATTTATTGGAAATATATTTTTTGCATATAGTTTTATCGACATCGAAAGTAAATCGTTTCAAGATTGGGTAGGTATGGTTTCACCTATTGTAGAATTTATGGGTGTTGATAATAATGATTTTGTTGGACACAAAAGATTTTTAGCATTATTTGCTGGAGGTATGTTACCAATTATTTCATTGTCTTTCCTTCATATGTTAGTTAAGTTTACTGAAGAGGAAAAGAAAAAACAACAAACCGTAGAACCAAATGTACAACCCGTAGTTGATATTGAAGAAATTAGTAAACAAGCAGGTAAAATTGAAGCAGAAAAAGAAAAACAAAAATATACACCTACTAACGAAGAGTTGAAAAAATTGGAAGAAGTTTTGATAAAACCATCTCAGGCACCAAAAACCGCATCTGAAATGATGTTGACAAAAAATGAAGACATTATTAATTCAATACCACCGGATGATGAAGTTTCCGATTTGGATATTAAACCTGAGAATGAATCAGAAAAAGAAGTAATAGAGGACGAAGAAAAAAAAAACTTAATTCCTGAACCTACAGCAACACCTGTTTGGTTTAATAATCTTTTTAATCCTACTGAAACACCCATATCAACACCTGAATTAACATCCACCCCCGTACCAACAGATACACCAACACCTACCCCCACACCAACGGATACTCCAACACCAGAACCTACCCATACACCCACACCTGAACCAACGGATACTCCAACACCAACCCCCACACCAGAACCTACCCATACTCCAACACCAATTCCAACTGATAGTGACGACCAAACTATGGAAGAAAAAAAAAACTTCGAAATATTATCAGAGGAACCAACAAAACTTTTGGATTCAATCCATTTAGTTGGAAATGACGTTAACAAACCAACAAATTCACCAAAACCGATATTAATAAAAGGAAATAAAAAAACAGTTTTGAGAAATGTTGGTAATTCACAACGTAGACACGTTAGATAACAAAAAACTAAACGTAGTCAAAAGAAGAGTAAAAAAAAATCAAATTTTTTTATACGACACTAATAGAAGAATTGACGATTTTATTAGTAAATTAAAGTATCGTAAGAACGGAAAATACGAAGATATCCCACATTTTATTGTTTCTAAGTTAGGATTAGTTTACAAAGTATTTGACACTAATTATTATTCAAGAACTTTTAATGATAATAAATTAGATAAGAGATTTATCAAAATTGCTATAGAAAATTTAGGTTGGTTAAATAAAAACACCATAACCGGAATTTTACACAATTGGATAGAAGACCCATACAGGTCAGTACCCGCCACTTCAAATTGGAGAAATCATTTTTTTTGGGACAAATATGAAGATAATCAAATAGATTCACTGGTTGAATTATGCGAAAGTATTTGTAATGAACATAATATACCATATAATATAGTACCCTCACAAGAATATGATAAAAACATTCATAATTTCCGTGGAATTGTATGTAAATCCAATTTTTCAAATATTTATACAGATATAAACCCTTCTTTTAATTTTAAAAAATTTTATGTCAATACAGAAGAAAACAAATAATAGTTACGATGAGATAAGAGGTATGCTTAAAACCATCAGAACAATTAAAGAATCTAAGAATCCTCAAAACATTATAAAAGAGGAGGAAGAAAAAACAGATTTTAGTACAGACGGAACTGATGAAAAAAGTGACGTAATTGTAATAAATGATGTCGAGACCAAATTAATATCCAGTGATAAATCTGATATGAAACTTGATGAAAAACAAAAAACAGGTATTTCATCTATGATTGATAATTTTAGAACACAAGTTTCTCAAATAGTTGATTTTGAACCTGGTTTTACGATTACTGAAAAACAAATAAGATTAGATGGTACATTAACCGATGAAGAGATAAATTTTGTATTTATCGCTGGAGAGGATGGAGGTTTGTATATGAATAGTGACATGTTAGAGTTATCTGAAGAAGTTATGATACTATTAGATAAGTTAGTAAAATTTGAGAAGGTGTTTAAAGATGGTATGGAACCACTGATAATACAAAGACAAACAAATGTATAATGGCACTAACAAACGAAGATAAGAGAGAAATTGAAAAAATAGTTAAGAAAGAGATTAAAGATTTTATGGACTCAACACAAGCACATAAAATCGTTGTTAAAGTAATTCAAGACGAATTGGGAACGAAAAAGATAGACGATAAAATCGTAGACTTATCTACTAAAGTTGTTGTCGAATTGTTCAAAACATTATGGCAAAAAAAGTCATTTTGGGAACAATCCCTTAAAAGTGTAAGATAATGAAAAAGAAAAATTATTCTAAAGAAGATATATTAAAATTAGTGAGTTTAGCACATAAGGATATTACAAGAAAAAAAGGTAAAGACCATAGTCCAAACGTAAATGAATTACAATCTTGGATTGATGAATATATTTCTAAAGGAAGTGAAGAAAAGACAGAAGTAGAAGAAAAATGGTCACAAAAATACAAACGTTCAATTGATTGCAATAACCCTAAAGGGTTTAGTCAAAGAGCACATTGTCAAGGTAGAAAGAAAAAAGTTAATGAAGGAGAAAAATTAAAAGGTGGTTTAAGTGATAATAAAACACTTGAAGATATTGCTAAGAAACATAGTAAAAAAAAGTACCATGATACTGACAATATGATTACTTTATTGAAAAAGCAATTGAGTATGGGAATGAAGGTTGAAATGGAACATACCAAAAGTAAAGAAAAAGCAAAAGAAATTGCACTTGATCACCTATCGGAAGACCCAAATTATTATACTAAATTAAAAAAAGTGGAGGCAAAAGAATCGATGGGTGCAGATTCATCTGGTTCATTTGAAGCTGGTGCTTTTGGTGGGAAAGTAATTAAGAGAAAAATCACTAATATACCAAATTTCGATACTGAATTGGATGAAGCAACAGATGCAAGTTCTTCAGGTTCTTACGATGTACCTTTTTTAGGTTCAACAACAAAAGGTCGTAAAAATCCGTTAGAAATTAAAGGACCAGACTCAATTAAGAACAGTAGAGCGGTTAAAGATAAGAATTTCCCTAAATGGGGTGGTCCCGGTGGAGTTTTTATAAAAATTAAGGATAAATGTAAGAAATTTCCTTATTGTAATCAGGGTGATATTAACGCATTGGAAGTTTTAAGGGAATCTATCGATGAAATATCTAAAAAAACAGGAATTCCTAAGACTGAAATCGAAAATTTAGTATTAAATGAAATAAAACAGATATTTATTTGATATGAAAGCAAATGAATTAATGAACATTGTGGAAAGTTTTCTTTACGATGAGGTTAAGAAGAATATTCTCAACGAAGGAAAAGATGTGTTTCACATAAAATGTGAAGGACAATTAGTTGATACATTTAAAACAAAAGAAGAAGCTGAAAGTCATTTAGATATTTATAAAAAAGACCATCCAGGTAAACAATTTATAATCGAAAAAGGTATGTACGAATCATACGAAGAAATGATTGATAAATTAGATGAAATGGGTGAAAAACTACAAGAAAAAGAAAATACAGATATGAAACATCAAGAACCAATGGAAGGTAATGCATTTGTTGCCGCATTAAATAAAGCTAAAGAAGCTGGAGAAGATACATTTACCGTTGACGGTGAAGAATATGACGTAAAAGAATCATGGCAAAGTTTGGAAGAAGAAGAAATGATGAATTATGAAGAAGAAATGGGTGAAGGAGAAGATTGTATGGAATGTGGTCAAATGGAAGAAGAAGAAATAAGTGAAGAAGAGTATTTTGGAATAACAAATAAAACTTCAGAAAAGAGTTTAAAAGAGTCTTTACATCGTCATTTAATGGAATTACACCCTTCACATGTTGAAGGTGATGACTTTAGTGACCTTGAGTGTATGAAATGTCAAGGTGCTGGTGTGGACTCTATGGGTCATGAATGTAAAGGTTGTGGTGGTACAGGTATGGAAACACCTCACATTGAAGATATGGGAGATGATGATTATGATTTTGAAGATGAAGTGAATGAAACAGACATGTATGAAGAAAAACAAACATGTAATGAGTGTGGAAGTGAAATGAAAGAAGGAATGTGTATGGAATGTGGTTCAATGATGGAATCAAAGAAAAAAATTCGTGTAACTGAGTCTGAATTAGTTGATATTATTAAGGGTATGGTAAAAGAATCTGTTCGTGGATTAGAAGTTACCAAAAAAGCACAAAAAGGAAGTAAAAAAGACAATGACGAATATATTAAGAGTGTTGGTGATAAGATGAAAAAAGCAGCTTCTTTTAACAATAATGACAATCCAGAATTCCCTAAACAAATTGGTAAAGGTGAAAAAGCAACTGTAAAAAGAACAAGTGAAGAAGAAGAATTTATAAGTGATAATAGAGGAGGTGGATTACAAGATTTAAGATATGAATTTGAACCATCAGATAAATTTAAGGATAGATTAAAAAAGGCGTTAGAAGGTCATTCAACTATGGGTAATTCACAGGATGCTGCAAATGTTGTTAAAAGTGATTTAGGTAAGAATGTCGCTAAAAATGCAGAAAGAAAAGAGAAGAAGAGAAAAGAAGCACCGATGTACAACAAAGATGCTCAACCTGTAAAAATTGTTAAAGAATCAGAAAAAAAAGTGCCAGGTGTTTTATTAGAAGAAATGAATAAAATGAAACACTTGTTATCTTATAACAAAAAAACTCAGTAATATCTTCTTTTTATTTTCTTTTATCCTTATATTAAATTTAATATAGGTTATGGAAAATAATGAGGATTTTATGGAGTATATTACATCAGAAAGTTATAAACATCAAATTGATATTTGGTGTAAAGCGTACAATATAAGTCGTGAAAAAACAGAACTTTTTTACGACTTTCTAATTTCCTTATACGATTTAGTTGAAGAAACTTATTTAGGTCCTGACGTATTGATATATGAAAAGGATCAAAGAGGTCATTTTACATGGTGTTGGGACAGAATTATAAATTCATTTAATAAGGAAAAAATACATTTTAAATCCCGGGGTAATCATTATGAGTATTTTTGGAATTTCTTCTTAGAAGCATATTATTTTGTTCAACTTGATGGTGAAAAAGTAAAAATATCTGAGTATTTGTTCAAGTTATTTGATTTAAAATATCAAAAAACCAGATCCGAACTTGATGTGGTGATAGAAGTTTATAAAATGTTTGAAAATAACTTGAAAAAGTAGAAAAAAATCCGTATATTAATATTTAAAACAGGATATTATTATGGATACGTTAAAAGAAATAAAAGAACTTGTTGAAAAAATGTCTGTTGAAACCCGAAAAGTTTTTGATAAAGGTAATCACAGTGCATCTATTAGGGCAAGAAAATACGCACAAGAAATAAAAACATTAATTCCTAAATATAGGAAGGAAATTTTAGACGAAATTAAAAAACATGACACAGGAAATTAAAACATTTTTATTTATTTTAAGTATTGTATATATTTTAAGATTTGTTGTGGAGTTCGTTTTAAAATTAATGGATAACAATCCATCAGTGTTAAAAGTTTCTAATACTAATCAAGTTTTCTTATATTTTGCAATATCTTATTTTATAACTTATTTTCTCATTTAACACATTTATGTTCGAAACAATAAAATCACTAAAACCATATTTTTTCTCATTACGGGAAATTGATAACAATGTAAGTTTAGATATTAAATTACCTCTAAATTGGAAATATGATGTAATAGTTGCACCTTATAGGTCAGTAAAAACTAAAGTTCAAGACAAAAACGATAAATTTAGTTTGTTGTCATTAATTTCTAATGCCAATCAGGAAGGATACGATGTTGTAATAAGTTGTGCGAATGAAATTATCACGATTAATAAAGAGGAAGAAGAAAAACAAAGATTGTTTCAGCAGAAAGTAAAAGAATTGCAAGAGTTATTTCAAAAAGAATCATTAAGTAAATTAAAAGATATAAATTTATTGAACGATTATGGACAAGAGATTACACCAAGGATTGGAATGGTTGAACAAGGAGATGTCGAAGGACAATTTGGAGATACAGAGCCACAAGGAGAAAATGATTGAGGATATAAAAAAATTAGACAAAACAAAAATGTTCGCACCCGAACCTAAAAAAACAATGTTACAAAAAATATTGTTAATATTTGGATATGGAAAAAAAAGGTGATTTATTAAATCAATTGGCTATAGTATCAGATTTATTGGAAAAAATGAATATTGAATCTAAATCGAGAACAATAATTGTAGAAGTAAGTGAAAATGAATTTGACAGAGTTTTCAATTTAGTCGAACAGAAATATGCAAAAAAATTAGAAAAACCTAAATCAAGTTTTAATATAACTATTGGAACGGTTGATATTCTTTTTAATACGAGTAGTGTCTAAATAATTCTGTTCTTTTATACCCTTTATCTTCCAACATTTTATAGAGTAAACTTCTTTGGTGTGTTGTAATATCTTTTACAAATATAAAATTTGTTTTCTTTTTACTTAGTAAATCATTTTTTACAATTTCAAATAATCTGTTAGCGTCTTCAATATTTTTGTTACCAAATAATCTCACATCGTTTTCTATCTGAACAAACAATTTATTATTAAGTGTGAATATCTGAGCAATTTCTGTTACTGAATTAATATATTCCATCATTTGATGGTATCGAATTCTTTTTTTAGTGTTAAAATCATAAATAAGTTCTTCTTTCCAATATGGAATAATTTCTTTAATTCTGAACTTATTATCTTCAATTTTTGCTTCTACGTTTCTACCTAAACTATCTCTGACATAAGTTTTTGTGGCCCATCTATTATTTGGGAAAATAAGTCCTAATTCAAAGTGAAGTTTTTGTTGTCTTTTACCACCTTGTTCTTGAACAAATGCAGGTTTTTTCTGAGTCTTGAATTCTCTCCAATACTCATAAACAGTGGTTCTTTTCATACACCGGAATAAAATTTTTATTCTTTTCTTATTACAGAAAAGAACTATGAAATATTTTCCGTTTTTCATAAAAATTTAGATATCAATGAGAAAAGACCATATAAACCCAAAAGAAACCAAACTAAGATAAACCAACCACCCCATTTATCAACAAAGTCGGCTCTTCTTTGAAATTTTTCTTCACCAATAACTTCTTTGTTTTTTTGTTTACAATTTGAACATGCCATATCATAATATATACTATTTTATTCAATTTTCAAAGCATTTTTTTTTATCGTTTTTTTTGTTTATAATTTTTAAAAACAGAACAATGATATCTTATATTGGTGGTAAAGCAAGAATTGGTAAATGGATTGTCCCTTTCATTCCAAATGATATAGAAACCTATGTAGAGGGGTTTTCCGGTATGTTTTGGGTCTTTTTTAATATGGACCTGTCTAAGTACCCAAATCTTAAAACTGTGGTTTATAATGACTTTAATGGTCTTAATGCAAACTTATTTAGTTGTACTAAGGAATATGATAGACTTTGGGAAGAATTATCTAAATACCCTTGTCAACAACTTGGTGTAGTTGATACACCACCCGAGTACGCACAAATGTTTAAACAATATCAATCCGAAATATTTGTTGATAATTTGGTGATAACAGAAGAAAACAAATTTGAGATTGCGTGTAAATATGTCTATGTATTAACGCAAGTTTTTTCTGGTTCAAAACCTGAAACATCATCATATACCGACTATAAAGGAAAATATCGTTGTAAGGTTCTTATTTTCATGGATAAATTGAAACATCCAAAATATAGAGAACATTTTGATAAAATAACATTTATTGAAAATATGGATTTTGAATTGGTTGTTAAAAAGTACGATTCTGAAACCACGTATTTTTATATGGATCCACCATATTGGAAGACGGAAAATTATTATTCAAATCATGATTTTGACAGAAATGACCATGAAAGATTGGCAAATTGTTTAAAAGACATTAAAGGAAAATTTAGTTTATCATACTATGATTTTCCTCTACTTAATGTTTGGTTCCCACAAACTAATTATAGGTGGGAAAATAAGAATTTCAAAAAAGCGGCAGCAGCTAAAAAAGACGGTACACAGAACGAAGGTACTGAATTGTTGATAATGAATTATTAAAACATATTTATTTACATGGAATCATTTTGGTATGTTATAAAAGTTATGCCGGGTAGAGAAAGAAAATTAAACGAACAGTTTAATCAACAAATACAGACCGGTAAAATAGAAAATATTAGTAGATTTATTTGTCCAACAGAACACACATCAGTTTCAGTTAAGGAGAAAAAAATAGTTAAAGAGAAAGTACTTTATAGTGGTTACTTATATTTTGAATCATTTAAAAGATTAAATGATAGTGAATTAAAGTATATTTCAGGGTTCGAAGGTATCATGGGTATGATGGGAGACAAAACACCTCTTTTGGTTAGAAATGAAGAAGTTGAAAAAATACTAAAAGACGATGCGTTGGAGAATCACTTAGAATCAAAAAGGATAAGACTAATGAAAGGGGATGAGGTTTTGGTTTTAGAAGGTCCTTTTCAAACATTTCACGGTATAGTTAATGAGATTAGGGATAACAAAGTAGAAATTAATGTAAAAATATTTGGAAGAGATACATCAGTTTCGTTAACTTTGGACCAAATTGAAAAAACACGATAATATGTCACCAGAAGTTTTAATTTATATTCAGAATGTGAAAGATTACTTTAAAAAAAGTAAAGAGACTCGAGATTACTTTATTGGAAAAAAAGATGAAGACACATTTTTTGAATTTTTAACCGAATTCGCACAAAAAAATTTTGAAGACGCTAATCAACCCGAACTTTCTAGAGAACAATTTGAATTATTAAGAGAAATGGTAAATGGTTCAAATTTTGAAAAAGAAAAAGATAGTAATCTATTTTTTGAGGTTAATGGTTATGGTTCTATTTGTTTAAATTAATAATAAAAAATTACATGTCATCATTAAAGTTAACGGAAAAAACACGTCCGTCATTCATACAGGTTTACGATACCTCGTATGGTAGTGAAATTCCTGCGGAACAATATTTTGTTGTGAATTTTGATTCAATAGTATCAAAATATTCAGATAGTACACACTATTGTCAGAGCATTATAAAATATTTTGAATCAATTGGGTTTGAAAAACACTCGTTAATATCCACCGTTAATAGAAGAGAAGATAAAGTTTCAAACGCATTGTTTGTAAACGAAAAGTTAAGGATGATGATAAAAATTGATAACCAAATGGGTGATAGCGTTTGGAGTTTCAATTCATTCTTTTCTCCCAAAAAAATTGAAACAAATAAAAAAAATGATGATTTAGTTCAAGTTACATTTTTATATGATATAAAATTAGGTAGTTTAGATAAACAAATTAATCTAAAGAAAATATCTGAATTTAAGAGAGACAAGAAAAAATCAAGTATCAGTTTGGTTAAAAGTGATATGGGTCATTTAGATGTTGAAGATTATGACCTAACAATTCCACCTATGGATTTAGGTTTAAATTATGGTGAAGAATTTATTAAAATACATGATTTAATAGTTAGTAGATTAAATAAACCAAACGGTAAAGGTATTATTTTACTACATGGTGAACCAGGTACAGGAAAAACTTCTTACATAAAACATTTAACTAGTTTAATTGAAGAAAAAAATATCTTGTTTATTCCTCCATCAATGGCGGAAATGTTATCTGAACCATCAATTATACCATTTCTTATGTCACACAAAAATTCTATATTAATTATAGAAGATGCTGAAAGAGTAATTGCGGATAGAGAAGGAAATGGTTCGGCGGTTGGTGTTTCAAACATATTAAACATAACTGACGGTATTTTGGGTGATTGTTTGAATATTCAGATAATTGCAACATTCAATATGAAAAGAGAAAAGATTGATCCAGCATTACTTCGTAAAGGAAGATTAATTGCGGAACATAAATTTGAAAAACTTTCTGTTGAAAATACAAATAAACTACTAAAACACCTTGAAAAAGATTATACTTCTACAGAAGAAATGGCTTTAGCGGATATCTATAATGTAGACGTTGAATTTTATAAAACAAATAATAAAAGTAAAATAGGATTTTAAAATGGAATTTATTGACACAAAAAAATTAGAAGAATTACAAAGTAATAATACAAAAATGTTAGTGGACATAACCGCGTCTTGGTGTGGTCCATGTAAAACCTTAGTACCAAGATTAGAAAAAATTGAATCAGATTACCCTGATATCAAATTTGTAAAATTAAATGCTGACACAAATAGAGATTATTTAATTAATTCTGGTATTAGTTCAGTACCTACCGTTATGTTTTTTGATGGTAATAAACTTATAAGTCGTTCAACAGGAGTACAATTGGAGTCGTTTTATAGAGAAATTCTAAAAAATATGTAATGAAGAATACTATTGTTATTTTTACACTAAATGGTTGTTCACATTGTTCAAGTTTGAAAGATAGACTTGATGAAATTAATATCCCATATTTAGATGTTGAAATAACACAAAATGAAAAAATTTGGGAACAAGTAGTAGAACAAACTGGTGAGGATTTAATACCGACAGTTTTTATTAAACAAGAAAATTCTGATGACGGATTCATATATATTCCGGGAAAAGATTTCGAAAGTGAAGACGAAATAGTAGAAAAAATAAAAAATCATTATAATGAGGGGGTTTAACCCCCTTTTTTAATTTATTAAACGTCAAATAAAAGTATTTATTTAAAAGATAAACTTTTATATGTCGTTACAGAAAATAAATTGGTCACAAATTGATACTGACCCATACTTTGGTGATGTTGATTTAGGAACTCAGGAAAATTATCTAAAAAATGTATTTGCGGAAAATTTATTCGTATCGGGTATAACCGCAGGTACTATAAATGTCAATAGTAGTGACATACTAACCAAAATAAGTGGTGGTACAGGTATATCTGTTACTGGTGGTAACACAGGTATAACGATAAGTAATTCTAATCCAGACCAAACTGTAACAATATCCGGTGGTACAAATATTCAAATAACAGGTACATACCCAAATTTTGGTGTAAATTTTACAGGAACAACTGGTTCCGGTGGAGGAACATTTACAGGTGGTACCGTTGCTGGTCAAACGACATTTCAAGCAGGTTTAACCGCAACAACAATTAGTGGTGGTACGTTTTTTGGTAATGGTGGTTCATTATCATTTACAAATACAGGTGCAACAACAATACAAGTAGGGGGTATTGCTGAAAATACAATATTAACTGGAAAAACATTTCAAGAAGTTTGGGATTTATTATTGTATCCATATGAAGAACCGGCATTTTCGTCATTTAGTGTTAGTCCTACGTTACCGACATTTGAATTAGGTCAATCTGTAACAGCAGGAACAAAAACATATAGTTGGGGAATACAAGATAGTCAAAATTTAAGTGCGGGCACAATATCAATTATAGAGTACACTGGAACATCACAATTCAGAACAATATCAAATGGTCTAACAGGTACTTCAAAATCAATAACAACCACATCTCCAACATTTTCAAGTACAACACCAACAACTCAACTTATTTATACAATTAGTGCGTACGATACTCGAAGTAATTTATTTACTCGTTCAATAAATGGTAACTGGAGATATAGATGGTATTATGGAAAATATTCCGGTACCACCATAACACCATTAGAAATTACGGGTTTAACTGATACTGCATTAGTGACAAGTGTCGTTAACAATTATATTACTTGGGACCCAACTGTAAATCCAGAATACGGATACTTAATAATTCCAACTGGATTAACACAACCAACAAATTTAAGAAATTCTACATCAGGTTGTCAAGGTTCTAATATACCGTACACAACTGGTGGAACAGTGTCGTTTACAAACACATACGGTGTTTCGACAGCGTATATGATATATAAAACAGATAATCAATTCGCAGGTCAATATAATGCTTGGTTATGTCAATGATAAAAAATAAAAACATTAATTAATTATGGGTGAAATATCAGGAGGAGTACAAGTTTTAGGTTTCATATCACCGACAAACACTTCAGATCAATATGCAGTTATTGACCCAATATATGGTATAGATGGATGGAGAAACGTTGGTTCTTTAGCGGACATGTATGCAATCCCTAATGCGAGGAGAAGAATCGGTATGGTGGTTGGTGTTTCAGGAACACCGGTAACGTATTATACATTAACAGGAAATACATGGACAGGAGCAGCATCCGATTGGACACCATTCACAATAGGTAGCTCAGGAAATAATTTTTTATCTTTAACTGGTGGTACAGTATCAGGAGATACGATATTTCAAAGTGGGATAACAGCAACAACAATATATGCAACATACTATCAAAATTTACCTTCTTTTTTATCCACGACCGGAGGTACATTAACAGGGCAACTAAATGTACCAACAATATCTGCAACAACAATATCTGGTACCACATTTTATGGTGATGGTCAGTATTTAACAAACTTACCTAAAATAACAGGATTTACATATCAACCACCAGGACAACCCTCACACAGTTTATTTATTTACACAAACTACAATACAGGATTTAGTGTGGATTTATCGTCATTGGCTGCAGACGTAACTATTACGGGAGGAACATACAATCCAGGTAATGGAGTAATAACATTTACAAGTAACGGTGCACCTCCTTTTAATGTTTCTGGATTAACCTCAGGATTTACTGATACATATATAACAACAACAACATTTAACGATACTAATGGTGAAGTAACAACAACTACAAATACGGGTTCTAACGCATTTACAATAACAGGATTAACACATGGTTCAGGCACAGACAATAGAGTGGTTGTTTGGGATGGTGCTGGTTCCACCAAAAAACAAAAAGCAAGTTCATTAATAACCGATAATGACACATCAGTTGGTATTGGTACAACAACTCCAAGTGCGTTGTATATTTTAGATGTTAGTGGTGATACAAGAATTGGTATTGGTACTGGTGACACTACAACATTTGGTAATGGAATAGTTTTTAGTTTTGGTGATGGTGCACCTAAAATTTCCGGTGGTAGTGAGAAAATTCAAATCGGTGTTCCAAATAAGTCTGGAACTAGAACTTTTATTGGTACTGTTGGTGGTAATATAATAACAAGTGGGTTTACAGAACTTGAAGTAGGTTTTGGTGATTTGTCACAAAATGGAGGAACATTTAATAATACAAAATTAACAGGTAGGGTATTAAGTCAATCTGGTGACACCACATTTAATTTTTTAACTGTTGAACCAATTTATCAAACGGTTGGTAGTCCATATAGTGGTACAGTTAGAGCATTTTATTATAATCCAAATGTAAGTGCTACATTTAATGGTAGACAGATAGCGTTTGAAAATACCAGAGGTGATGTTTTATTTAATACAACATCTGGAGGTGTAGGTATTGGAACAACAGGGATAACTAGTGGTAATATATTGGATGTTGTTGGTAATGTTGATATACAAGGTAAATTAAAATTCTTTGACACAATCAACATACCTCTTAAAACTGCAATTAGAATTGGTTCGGGTGTTGATGATGTTGGTAATGACGACAACAATCCACAAGACGGTGTTTTTATAGGTAGAGGGGCTGCAACATCTATTTTGACTGGAGCAACCTCATTAATTTCCATTGGTGTCAATTCCTCGTCATCAACAACATCTGGTGGTAGGTACTCAGTTCATCTTGGAAGAAATAGTGGAAGAGGAAACACCACAGGAACACAAAATACATTTATTGGTAGTGGAGATCAAACTAATATTCCTTCTTCAACAAGTGATTCAATACATATCATTGCTGGTGGTGGATACGAAAATAACGATGCGTCACAAGTACTAACAGGACTAACATCACAATACGCATTTATTGGTGGTGGATTTAATAGTTCATCATATGTAAATAATTTTTATTTAGGTGCGGGACCATATGTTAGTGGTACTTCAAGTGCTAATTTGAATTTATATGCACCATCGGCAATTGGTTCAAATGTTGTTGGTTCTAATTTTGAAATTAATGCTGGTAGAGGTACTGGTGGTGGTAAAGGAGGTGACATTATTTTTAGAACATCAACATCAGGTTCAACAGGTACAAGCATACAGACATTATCACAAAGATTAAAAATAGGTGGTCAAGACGGAAAAATAACCGTAGATAATTTAGTTGGTTCAGGAACAAGAATGGTTGTTGCTGACACAAATGGTGTTTTAAGTACACAAGCGATATCCGGAGGTACAATTGCAGGCTCAGGAACTTCCGGAAGAGTTGCATTTTGGAATGGAACCTCTTCGTTATCGAGTGATCAAGATATTGTTTGGAATAATACGGATAAAAGACTAGGTATTAATACACCATCACCATCATGTAGACTAGAAGTAACAACAGATAGTGGCAGTACCATTAATGCTATAAGAGCAACTCAAACAAATAGTTCATTAGGTATTGATGATTATACCGCGTCACTAGCAATTTTAAATAAATCATCGACAACCAATTCTTATTCTTTGATGTCATTTCAACATACCACATCAAACATTGGTATTGCTAGAATAGGTAGTAAACTTACATCTACAAGTAGTAATGGGTCTGGTGATTTTGTTTTTCAAATTAAAGAAAATGGCGGTTTCAATGATGCAATTTATATAAAGTCAAACGGTAATATTGGTATAGGAAATACTGACCCTAATAATAAATTAGTTGTTAGTGGTTCAGTTAAAACCACAGGTGTAAATATTTTTGAAAATCTCTCAGGTGCAACAACAAGAATGGTTGTTGCGGATAGTACTGGACAACTTAGTACACAAACAATACCTACAGGTGGGTATAGTGTAGTTAAGGTAACTGGTTCAACACATACCGTATCGGCAACTACAGGTGAATTAATTATATTGGCTGACGCGGCATCAAATGCAATTACAATTAATCTACCTACAGTAGTCGGTAACACAGCGAAATACACAATTAAAAAAACAGATAACACTAGTAACATTGTGACAGTTGACGCTGACACTTCAGAAACAATTGATGATGGTACAACTGCAGAAATTAAAGTACAATATGCATCAATAACGTTGATAACAGATAATACAGAATGGTATATAATTTAATAACATGGCATATAATCCACAAAATCCAAATGGTCAAGCATTAATGACAGGTTCAACACCTGTAGTAGTTGCTTCAAATCAATCGACAATAAAAACATCAATACAAGAAACATCAACTGGTGGTGCGAACATTCATCATTATGTATCTCTTTCGGGTGTGAATCAACAAGTAATAACGTCTTCACCGGCCAGAATAACTGGATGGTACATTTATAACGATTCATTGAATGTAAGAAGAATTAGTTTTTATGACAACACTTCTGTACAGTCTGTTGGTTCTATATCAGGGGGATTTAAATTTTCTGTTGTAATTCCATCAAGTGCTGGCGCTAACTGTTCTTTTCCCGGAGGAATAAGTTTTAATACGGGTATTACTTACAATGTAGGTACAACAGTAAGTAGTACTGGAACAACATCACCAACTGTAGATAATGAATTAAGTATTAACATTTTTTATAAGGACTAATTAATATATGGCAATAAGATATTGGTATTTATCTGGTGGAACGGCGAATTGGAACACCTCTCGTTGGTATACAAATGCACAACTTACAGGTACACCTGTAAGTATTACTACAGCAGATGACGCTATTATAAATCAAAACTCAGGGCCAGGAACATTAAATATTAATGCGTCAACAACAATCAAAAGTGTAAATTTTTCGGGATACACAGGAGGATTTTCTACAAGTACATCTGGAATTATTTTAACAATAAATGGTGGGGATGGTAGTGCAAATAATTATTCATTAGTTGGTTCACCATCAATCTCATCATCTGCACAAATAAGATTAAACGCAACTTCCGCATTATCACGTAAAGTGATTAGAAATGGAATGACAATAAATAATGTGTTTAGTGTTAACCCAACAGTAACTGGCGCAACTTATGATTTTGATGATTATTTTGAAACAAATTCAGGTGTAACGTTTACATTATCAACAGGTAGGGTAAATTTTAATGGAGATAACGGAACATATAATGCAACACTTGGTAGTTTTGTGTCAACAACATCAAGTGGTAGAACTGTTACATGTACTGGTATAAGTAAATTAAATTTAATTGGTGGTGGAAGTACGACAGGTACATCGGTATTTGTTTGGAATACTTCAACCACAACTGGTTTAACTGTAAGTATAAATTCAATTTATATTACTGGAGAATCTTTAGGTAGAAAACTTGTTCGATCTGCTAATAATTTTCAATTAAACGATTTTTACATAAATTGTATAGCTGAAAGAGTTGGATTTGATACACCTCCACCAAACATTAATAATTTATATGTAACTATTCCTTCAGGTACTGGGTTTATTTTTAGTGATGGTCTTATTGTTAGAGGAAATATAGATTTTACAACATCCACAGGTAGATGGTTATACACCGCAGCAAATCTTTACTTATATGGTAATTTAACATTGTTTAGTGGTTTAACATTTGACCCAACAAATTCAACATTTGGTGAATTAAATTTTATTGGAAATAACGACCAATATTTTTATGTAAATGGAAATACAACAACCTTCTCATCAGCTTCTGCAATAACCGCGTCTAAAAATAATACTAAATTAATTATTAGTGGTGACACAAATATAGGTGTACTTAATTTGAGTGGAGTAACTTTTAAAACAGATAATGTATTTTCGGGTAGAACAATAAATGTATATAACGGTGGATATATAGATTTTACAAGTAATCCAAATCCATTAATAAGCACACAAATAATGTCTATCTATAACAGATCAGACTATTTTAGTTGCCCTAATTTAAATTTTGTTAATTTAGATATTCTAAGTGGAGGTAAATTTTTAAATTTAAGTGACGTTTATCAAAATACTGGTGGGTTTTTAGAAATTTTTACAAGTGGTATAACATACTTAAATTCTGTAAATGGTACTGTTGATTTAAGGAATTTGAACATTACCGGAGGTGAATTATATCTAACTCAGTCAGGCACATCGACAGTTACAAATACAATTTTAAAAAGAGAAACACCATTATCAGTTGACCCCATTTTAACTATATCAAACCCATTAGCAAACTATAATTGTAATGCAATAACGATATCTGCAGGAACATTTACACACAACTGTACTGTAACCCCCACCTCTAATACGTTAATCTATAACAATGGTGTTTTATTAAATAATGGTGGATTATTTAGGTCTGATGGTAAAGTATCTTTGTTTGATAATTCTTCAATAAGTGGTATTAATTCTAATGATTACCAATTTATAATTGATAACTTTGAATTTAATGGACAATCTTCAGGATATTTTAGTGGTAAGATTTCAATTTCAGGTAATTCCCCAACATATATTGATATAACCGGGACTACAGTACAAGTAGATGGATTTATAAATGGTTCACCTAGAACTTTATCTTTAAGATCAGGAACACTAATTAGTAATGGTGGAGCAACAATAGGTAAATTTTTAACTAATAATTCAACACCAAATAGAACATTAACAATTGCTAGTGGCACAACATGGGAAATAACTCAATCAAATGGTTCGGACACTGCAGTTTGGTCAATTGATAACCCCAGCACATTTACATTGAACGCCACTGGAAGTACAATAAAATTAACAAATTCAAGTAGTGCGGCAATTGCCACATTTAACGGCGGAAATAAAACGTATGATACTTTTTGGATTAACAGAACTGGTAGTACTTCATCGAATCATATCCTTGGTAACAATACATTTAGAGAACTTAAAGACGGAAACGAATATAGTTTATCTGGTCAGAAATTAACAAATTTCACAATACCGGCACATTCATTATTGTTTCAAGATGGGTCTACTCAAACAGTTGACATTTTTAATGTAAATGGTATTCCAACCGCAAGAATAATTTTAAACAATATTGGTAATTCTGGCAGTACACCACAATACACAATACAAAAAAGTACGTCAACACAATCAGAAATAACAAAATGTTTTTATTTAGACATAAGAAGGTCACAAGTAATACCGGTTGAAAATATTTGGTATGCTAGAGGTAGTATTGAAGGTGTTTCTAGCAGTAATTCAGGTTGGACCATAACAGATGAAAGATATTGGGTTTCAGGTGGTACAAAATCATGGAATTCAACATCAAACTGGTCTGTTTCTTCGGGAGGACCATCTGGTTCTACAGTACCAAGTAGTACGATTTCAGCAATATTTGATACTAATTCCGGTAATGAAGTTGTTATAATAACAGGTACAGCAACTTGTTTTGACTTTGATATTAGTACATTTAATGGAACAATTAGTGCATATACAACACAAAATTTAACTGTTTATGGTGATATAAATTTAGGTAATAGTATAACAGGTTTTACAAATAGATTACAAGCACAACCGAGAAACAATGATATAAATATTTTTAGTAATGGTGTTCAAAATAATTTTCTTTTAGACATATATGATAATATAACACCGCCAGTTAGACACACTGTTAGACTAGGTGATGATTATAATTCCACAAATTATATAGTTCATCGTCATCATAATTTTGACACTAATTCAAAAAATATAACTGCCCCATCATTTATAACTAATTTATTTCCCTCTGAACTTTATTTGAATAATAGTATTATAACGTTAACTGGTCCTGGAAATCCACAAGCGTCATTATCCGTTTGGGATTTATCTAATGAAGCGCTTATATTTGATTGTGGTACAAGTGAAATAGTAATTACTGATTCAACAAATAATGAAATTGGTTTTAACGGTGGGGCCTTTACATACAATAAAGTTAGGTTTGAAAGAGGTTCAAGTTCCGGTTATACAGTTATGTATTATGGTTCATCAACTAGATTGACAGGAAATAGTTTTGATGAGTTTATTTTTAATTGTACCGAACCACATACATTATATTTTACAAGTGACAACGGTGTAGGTGTTACAGGTGTAACTGTATTTAATCAATTTAGAACAAACGGGTTTTCAAATAGTAAAAGATTAACATTAGATAGGAATGGTTCAGGACAATATATTTTTAAATCTACAAATCCCGGGAGAATAAAACTGAATAATGTAAATGTTACTCGTTCATATGCGGAAGAAACAGGTAAATTTTTCGCAAATATTAAGAATAGTACAATAAGCGCAGACACAACAAATTGGTCTTACTACGTTGATGGTAAAAATCTAGGTTTATTGGGAGTTGGTTGATTTTTTCTTTTTTAAAGTCACTAAATCATAACATAAGTTTAAAATACCAAGTATTATAATTGTAGTTGAAAAATATTTTTCTATTGACCCACTAGTACCCAAACCAAAATTTTTTATTAATACACCTAAAATTATTAAGAGTATATTAGTTATTAGTCTCATTTTCATCTTCTTTTAATTTTGATATACATTTATATAAACAATAAGATTCTTCTAAAGAATACAAACCATTTTGTTGATTGTTAATTATTGAAAGTTCTAATATTTTTATTGCGGATTTTTTATCTATATTTTTCATAAAATCATCAAATTGTTTTTGTGATTCAAATTGAAATAAACCATTGAAAAGATTTTCCATTATACCTTATTTTTATAAAGAATAAGTAAAATATTCAATAAAGTCAAATAATTATTAGTATGTCAATACTAATTAACAACAAAGTATATAATGCAGAATATCTCCATAAACCTGAGGAGATGGAAAAAGGGATGATGGGTAGAGAAGAATTAGACGGTTGTATGGTTTTTAATAAAGGTAAGGGGTATCATTCATTTTGGATGAAAAACTGTCTAATTCCCCTTGATATTGTGTTTGTACTTAACGATAGGATAAGTAGAATACATTCAAATTGTGAACCTTGTGATGAAGACTGTAATAAAAGATATAGTGGTATTGGTGACCACATTATTGAATTTCCTGCGGGTGTCGCAAAAGAATGGAAGGTTGGTGATCGGGTAAAAATGTATCTTGGGACACCACAAAATCCTGTTCGGTAATTATTTTATCAAATTTATAATTCACTTTTGGTTTTGTTTTTTGAAAAACCCAAAAATAAGAATGGTATTTTCTTGCGTGTATTTGTCTTGTCCATCTACCACCAAAACTATTAATTCTCATTTTAGCTAATAACACAAACATATCTTTTGGGTAAAATCCTAATTCAGCAGCCATTTGCATTACCATAACGTGAGTGAAATGATTTCTACCTCCGGATACGGTATCTTGACATTTGAATATCACAAAACCATCATCTTTACAAACACGATATAATTCTTTTAATGATTTATAATAATTCTCTTTTAAATCATTGTAAGTGGTATAACAGACAAATCTTTTAGCGATAATAGAACTACCTTCCTTATTGTCTTTATATGTTTTTCCTGCAATTAAAAACGGAGGGTCGTACATAATACTTGACATAGAACCACCATCAAATGGTAGATTTTCCGAATTAGCACAGATAACAGAATCATTTATAGGTGTGATATCTGATTTAAATTTTGGTGAAGGTAAATTCTTCCAAAAATTACCTTTAGAGTACGTACAATCCAAATCAAATTGTTCAATATTATACAAATTCATTATATTCCTAATAACCTCATAATTAGTATTGTAAACACTTTTTACGGGTTTAAATGATTTATCCATTTACTTTTTTATTTTAATTTTTTATGTTTATAAAAATATACTTAATAAAAATCAATAAACCAAATATTTATTAAAAAACAATTACTATGGGTTGTGGATGTAAAAAAAAGAACCAAAATCAGCCAGTACAAGTTACACCAACTAGTGTAAATGTAACAATGACAGAAAGTCAAACTAATCAAACTTCAAATGTTACTTTAACTGAAGAACAACAAAAACAAGTTGATGCGATTGTTGATAAGTTAAATCAAATTAAATCTTAAAACTATACGACACAATTGTGTCGTTCTTTTTATTTTAACAATATATAAATATATAAATATGAAATTTCAAACAAAGTTAACAAGTGTTAATGTACTGGAAGAAGTGTATAAAAAATTTAAATTAAAAACGGTTGAAAATCCAATCAATTTACAAAAATTGGTAAATAGGTGTTTAGATTTATACAACAAAGATGAGTCATTTAGAAATAAAATAGATAACTATGATGACTTATCATCAAAAGGTTCAAAATTTTAGTTACATAATTTTTATTTTCAAAATAAAAATCTTATAATTTATAAAAAGATATGGCACACAAAGAACAAAAAAATTATTTAAATAAATTAAAAGAAACGTTTCCAGATTGGTTTAAAGACAGAAAAGTTTTAGATATTGGATCTTTTGATGTAAATGGTAATGAAAAACCATGGTTCGATAATTGTGAATTCATTGGGTTAGATATTGGACCTGGTAAAGGTGTAGATGTTGTTTGTCCTGCAAATGAATATGATGCGCCAGATGAGACATTTGACACTATAATTTCTTGTGAATGTTGGGAACACAACCCATTTTATAAGGAGAGTATACAGAATGCGGTTAGAATGTTGAAAAGTGGTGGATGTTTTATTTTCACCTGTGCAACAACAGGAAGACCCGTACATGGTACAAAAACACAAGACAGAATAGATAGAGAAAAACGTTTTACATCACAAGGAAATTCATCTGAAAATTGGATAACGATGCCAAATGTTTTTAGAGAGAATTGGGATTCTGAATACTACAAAAATGTGACAGAACAAGATATCCGTGACTGTATTAATATCGACGAAATTTTTTCATCATATCAATTTGAGGTCGAACCAAATCATTGTGATTTATATTTTTGGGGAATAAAAAAATAATAAAATAATTTATAGATGAGTCTTACAATAGTCATAAGCACCAAAAAAATTGACGAAACTTACAAAAAACACGTAAGGGAAACTTGCGGAATTAATGAGGTTGAGATTTTAATGTACGAAAATCCAAATGGTGTATCATTAACTGAGATATATAATAAAGGATTAAATGAGTCAACTAACAATATTGTTGTTTTTTGCCATGATGATATTATTTTTAATAATCAAAACTGGGGTAAAAAACTAATCAATGATTTTAATGTTTCCGGATATGGTATATTAGGCGTTGCCGGTAGTACTTTTATGTCAGATACTGGTAAATGGTGGGAAGATTTTAGTAAAATGGTTGGAATTGTAAAACACTCTAAAGACGGTAAAACGTGGGTTAGTAAATATTCCTCTAAGTTTAATGATGTTATTGAAACTTGTTGTGTTGATGGTGTGTTTTTTGCTGTAAATAAAAACTTAATTAAAAATAAGTTTGATGAAAACGTAAAAGGTTTTCATTTTTATGATATTGATTTTAGTTTTGGTAACCATGTAAGTGGTGTTAAAGTTGGGGTTACATTTTCAGTTGAGTTAACGCACAAATCAATTGGAATGACTAACGATGAATGGGAAAAAAATAGAATTAAATTTGTTGAAAAATATAATACAATAGAAAAAATCTTACCGTTAAAAATTAAAACTAAAATTTCATATACTAATAGAGAATTCAATTTTAAATCAACACCAAAAGTTGAGGTAATAATTCCAAACATTAATAATTACGATTTATTAACTGGATGTATAAACTCTTTTTTAAATAAATCTAATTACCCAAATTTAAGAATAACTGTTGCAGACACAGGTAGTAATGATACGAACTTAGAAAAAATAAAAAAGTATTGCACAGATAACAATATAAAATTAATTGAATACGACTATTATCATTTTGAAAAAATTAATAATGATGTCGTAAGAAATCACTTAGACGAAGACACTGAATTATTATTGTTTACAAATAATGATATAGAATTGATTAATGACTGTGTTTCCGAAATGGTTAACTTATATCTAAAAAATAAAAAAAATTGCGGAACAATTGGTGCTAGACTATATTTTGAAGACAATACAATACAACACGCAGGGATAGATTTATTAGGTACAATTAATTCACAAAATCAATTTGGGTTAAGAATTGGTCATCTTGGTTATAAATCAGAATACAATTACCCTACAATGGATTTAGTTGATACTATAGGTAATACTGCGGCATTACAAATGATATCAAAAAAACTATTTTTTGATATGGGGTGTTTTCCCGAATATTATTTAGACTCTTTATCCGACGTTGAATTTAATTTAAAAACTATTTTATGGAATAAAGTAAATTGTTTTGCACACAATGCGGTAGCATATCATTTTGAGAGTTTAACTAGATTGGTTAATGGATCAATTAAACAAGAAGATTGGGAAAGAGCAACAAAATATGTTATTGAAAATAAAACAATATTAAATAAAATAAAAAAAATCAGAGTATGAGATTAGGAGTGAGTTATAATCTTTTCGATGGGGAAGAATTACTTGAAGGATCTATAAATCAAATAAGAAATGAAGTTGACTATATAAGTGTTGTTTATCAAAAAGTTTCAAATTTTGGAAATAAATGCGATGATAATTTAATTGATTTATTAAATGATTTAATTAAAAAAAATTTGATAGACGAATTGTTTGAGTATAAACCTATAATACAAGGTGACGGTCATGGTCATTTGAATGAAATAACAAAAAGAAATATAGGTTTATCGTTATCATTAAAGAATAATTGTACACATCATATGTCAATGGACTCTGATGAATATTACAAACCACAACAATTTAAGTTGTTAAAAAAAGTAATGTTAGAAAATAACTATGATTCATCATTTTGTCAAATGAAAACCTATTACAAAGACAAAGATGTTGTTATTACTCCTCCGGAAGACTATTATGTTTCCTTAATTTATAAAATAAGTGATAATGATAGTTTTATTATGTCAAGACCATCACCTGTTTTGGTAGACCCAACTAGAAGAATGAATCCGGGTAAATTTAAAATCTTTAACAGAGACGAAGTTCAAATGCATCATTTAAGTTATGTTAGAAATAATATTAGAAGAAAATTAGAAAATTCATCATCAATCAATGTTTTTAAAAATAGAATAGATTTATTAGTTAAATATCACGAAAATTGGACTTACCCAAGTGAAGCTTTAATGGCAGGGGTCACAGATAAATTTTATAAAACAGAAAAAGTTAAAAAATTATTTTAATTATGATTAACGATTTTTTTGATAAAATATATTGTATCAATATAGATAGGAGAACGGATAGGTGGGAAAAATGTTTAATAGAATTTGAAAAACATGGCCTTAATGTTGAAAGATTTTCAGCAATCGATGGTAACACAGAAAATTATAATTTGGGGTACCCACACGACAACGAATTGGCCGGTTCTATTAGTCATTTAAATTTAATTAAAAAGGTTAAAGATTTAAACCTTAAAAATGTGTTGATATTGGAAGATGATGTTGAATTTGTCGAAAACGCTAATGATTTATTTGATGAATATGTAAAACAATTACCTGAAGACTGGTATGGATTACATTTTGGTGGTAATCATGTTTATGGGTTACAAAGAACAACTCAACCAAATATTGTAAAAATGAATAGATCATACGCAATTCACGCATATGCGTTAAACAATAATTCGTTTGACATTTTGATTGAATACTTGACTAAGAAAATAAACGATGTAATTCAAAATGGTAAATCAGTTATTAAAGAATCTGTTGCAGCTGATTATTTTATTGCTGATTTACATAGAATACTTAATTTTTATTGTTTTGTTCCACATATTGCGTGGCAAAAAGACGATTATTCAGATATACAAAGAAAAAATGTTAATTATAATTTTTTAAGATAATGATAACAAGTTTATTACAAGGAGGTTTAGGTAATCAATTATTTCAAATTGCAACAACAACTGCGTTGGCGTTAAGAAATAATGATGTCGCTTGTTTTGACATTGACGGACATAAAATAGGGTTGCAAGGTAGAAATGCGTCCAATTATAAACCAAATCTTTATAGAAATTTATTTAACTATAAATTTGATACTGATATTATTTTTAATCAGAACGGACATCATTATGAAGAAATATCATATCAAGAAAATTTGAAACTTATTGGTTATTTTCAATCTGAAAAATACTTTGAGGACTATAAAGAATATATTTTAAAACTATTTGAACCAACAGAAGAAATAGTACAATATATAAATGGAAAATATGGTGAGATTTTAAATAAAAATACTTGTTCAATTAATATTAGACATGGTGATTACCTAAGATTACCAAATCATCACCCGGTTTGTTCTATAGAATATTATAAAAAAGCAATCAGTCATTTTAGTGACACTACTTTTTTAATTTTTTCAGATAACATTAACTGGTGTAAATCTGTGTTTGTCGGCAGTGACTTTATTTTTATTGAAGGAGAAGAAGATTATATCGATTTATACTTGATAAGTATGTGTAAAAATAATATAATCGCCAATAGTAGTTTTAGTTGGTGGGGAAGTTGGTTAAACAGAAATGAAAACAAAAAAATAATAGCACCTTCAGTATGGTTTGGTCCTGCATATAGAACATGGATAACAGATGATATATACACAAACAAAATGATAAAAATATGTTACTAGATTTTAATTCATTAATCAAAAAATACAATATGGATATAAAAGGTGTAATTCATATTGGGGCACATCATGGTCAAGAACATTCATTATATAAAGATAATAATGTAAAAAATATTGTTTATTTTGAACCACTATCGTCTAATTTTAATATACTTAAAAGTAATGTTGGTGAAGACGCAATTTTATATAATTGCGCATTAGGTGATACGGAAGGGGAAGTTGAAATGTTTGTTGAGACTGCAAATCGAGGTCAATCGTCTTCAGTACTGGAACCAGAATTACACAAAAAACAATATCCTCACATTGTGTTCCATAATAAAGAAACTGTTTCGATGAAAAGGTTAGATGATATTGGATTACCAAATGAATATAATTTTATCAACATTGATGTCCAAGGATACGAATTAGAAGTTTTTAAAGGCGGTTCTGAATACTTGAAGACTATTGATTATATAATAACAGAAGTTAATAGAGACGAGGTATATAAAAATTGCCCTATGGTTGAGGATTTGGATAGATTTTTATCTACTTATGGTTTCGAGAGAGTCGAAACTACTTGGGACGGAATAACTTGGGGTGACGCTTTTTATGTAAAAAAATGAGTATAAAATTACCCATATTTGACAATATGTTTTCACATACACATACTAGTAGTTGGTATAATAAATCTTCTATTATGGAATGGGACAGGAATCTAAATTTGAATTATATATTCACTACAAATCCTAATGTCGATTTTAAAGACAAAAAAATTTATATGTGGTTAATAGAATCTCCGGAAATTACCACAAATGATTACCAATATGTAAAAGATAATGCAAATAAATTTGACAAAATTTTTACTTTTAATAGGGAAATATTAGAATCCATATCAAGTAGTAGGTTTACTCCAATTGGTGGATGTTGGATAAATGAATCTGATAGGAAAATTCATGAAAAAAATAAATTAGTATCTATAATTTCATCCGGTAAAAACCAAACTAGTGGCCATAAATTTAGAAATCAGATAGTAGATAAATTTTCAAATATAATAGATTTATATGGTAAGGCACATAAACCTATAGAATTCAAAATAGAATCTTTAAAGGATTACAGGTTTCAAATTGTTGTAGAGAATAACAAATCAGATTTTTATTTTACTGAAAAATTAATTGATTGTTTTCAAACTGGGGTGATACCAATTTATTGGGGTTGCCCGTCTATACATAATTTTTTTGATTCTAATGGTATTATAATGTTTAATACAATAGAGGAATTATATTCAATTTTAAAATCGTTATCTAATGACTTATATGAATTTAAAATTGAATCGGTAAGAAATAATTTCGAAATTTCTAAAAATTATTTAATTGCTGAAGACTACATTATAAAAAATTATTTAAAAGAATTGTGAAAAAATTAAACATAAATTTTTTGGGGTATGGAGACAATGAACAATCATATTTGAATCCTAATTTATCTAACTGGTATACTGATAACATTTTTTTATTTTTATTAAAAAAAAAGTACGATGTGTCTTTGGTTAAAGATAATCCGGATATTCTAATCTATACCTTGGTTAATAATAACCACTTGAATTTTAATAATTGCGTAAAAATATTTCACACAGAAGAACCCGGTTTTTGGAATAAATCAAATTATTTTGAATATTACTCATCACATGATAGGTTTGGTTTATCCGCACAAGATGCAAATTTAGTATTGTCGTCTTATTACATAGATAATGAAAATAATTTTAGATTCCCATCCTTTTTATTATACTACTACCAAATGATTTTAGATGGGAGAATACCCTGTTTTGATTTTTTTTTCAATGATAGAAAAATTACTGATGAAAGTTTATTTGATAGAAAGTTTTGTTGTTACATACATAGAAATAATAGACAAGATATGTTTAGGGTTAAATTTTTAGAAAAATTATCTAAATATAAAAAAGTAGATATCATAGAAAACATTCCAGGCCATTCATATGAAAAAACAGAATTCGTTAAGAAAAATTATAAATTTTGTTTTGGTATGGAAAATAATAGTCAGGATATTAATTATTACCCTAACATTAAAAATTCTAATTACGTCGATATTGGTTACACCACAGAAAAAATAATAGAACCTTTTTGTTCTAACACAATACCATTATATTGGGGTAACCCTTTAATAAAAAATGATTTTAATAACGATATGTTTATTAATTGGCACGATTATAAAAATGACGAATTGATGATTGAAAAAATAATAGAAATAGATAATGATAAAGAAAAATATTTTTCATATTTAAATGGAACTGTCTTCAATAAAAATAAAATTGAAGAGATTTTGAACAATTTTATTAAAAAAATAGAATCACTTATCACATGAAAACTATAAAAATATACAATCATGCACATTATGGGGATATTTTTTATTCTCGAATATTAATTAATGCACTGACTCCACATTTTAATATAGAATATTATCACAGTCAATTAGGTTTAATTTTAAATGACCTTCCTAATGTTTTAGAATTTACTTATATACCAAAAACTTTTGACATGAATCTTAACTACGTTAAAAATGGAATAGTAAATGCATGGATAGGTCAAAATTATATGTCGTATGTTGAAAATGAACAAAGATGTAGTTTTAGTAATCATTTTAAACTAGTTAAAAATATATGCAATGAATTAGAAATTAATTTAAAAAATCCCTTAGAATATCTTCCATATGTAAATTACCAAAACTTATCAAATATAAATCATCTTGAAGATAAAATGAATTATTATAAAATAAAATATGATAAAACCATTTTAATATGTGACGGAAACATAAAATCGGGTCAATCTGAAAATTTTGATTTTAGTAGTATCATCATAAAGTTAGCAAACAAATATAAAAATTATTTATTTTTATCCACTAATAATAATTTTAATCTTGATAATGTAATATCGACACATCCGAATTTAACATCCAAATTACCTGATTTGTTAGACATAAGTTACATTTCAAAATTTTGTGATGTAATCATTGGTCGAGCATCAGGACCTTTTTGTTATACTCAGACCTCTGAAAATTTATTTAATAAAGAAAAAATATTTATATCTTTTACCCACAATGAATTTGAAGGTAATTTTTTAGAGGAGTCAACTTGTAAAAAAATATGGTCTAACAATTTTATTTTAGAATCCATATATGATACAATTGATAGTAATTTAAAATTTTAATAAAAATATTTGACATGAAAAAAAGATTAGTTGTTGCACATTATAATGAAGATTTAGATTGGTTAAAAAATATTAACAGTGATGTTGAAATTGTAATTTATCATAAAAATCATGATAAAAAATTAACGTACAATGATTGTTTAAAGATAAATGATAACGAATATTTATTATCAAATGTAGGTAGAGAATCTCACACATACTTAATGCATATGATTAATTATCACGATAATTATTGTGATATTGAATTTTTCTCACAAGGGTATCCGTTAGAGTACGATGTTGTTAATTTAGTTAATAGTGATAATATTCCTGAATATAAACAGTACACCAATTTTTATAGAAATTTTGAATCAATAAATGGTTTTAATGTACCGCATATGAAAGATGATGGGTATCCGGACACAAGAGGTATATGGGATAATCTATTTAGTTATGAACCACCAAATATAACTGAAATCGTACCTCACGGGTATATTAAATGTGATAGGAACACATTAATGTTTCATAATATAGATACATATAAAAAATGTTTGACTTATTTTAAAGACAACAACCCTAAAAATCTTTATGGTTGGTCTTTTGAATATTTCTGGGCGTTACTTTTCAATAAAATACATGAAAATAAATAATATTACGATGAAAATAAAAGTTTTAAGTTTTTCACTTTACGGAAATAATCCAATATACACACATGGGTGTATAAAAAATGCTGAATTACATAAAAAACATTTTGTGGATTGGGAAATGTGGGTCTATTATAATAATACTGTTTCACAAAATGTTATTGATTGTTTAAACGAATTAGGTTGTAAATTAATAAATACAAATCAAGACAGGAATTTAATGAATTCATTGTGGAGGTTTTTACCAATATGTGATGAAAATGTGGAATATTTTATAAGTCGTGATTGTGATTCAAGAATAAGCGAAAGAGATGAGGTTGGAGTACAAGAGTGGATAAATTCAGGAAAAAAATTTCATATAATACGGGATCATCCAATTGGTCATAATTGGCGAATGAACGCCGGAATGTGGGGGTCTAGAAATTTAGCGTTTCCAAATTTTTACGAAAGTATGGAATCTTATTTAAACACAAATAATAGACAATCAGATAAAAGTATAGACCAATGTTTTTTAAGAGATATTATATATCCTTTTGCTGTTAGTGATGTTATGGTACATGATGAATATTTTAATTACGAAGGACACGGGACAAATATAAAAAGAGATAGGAAACTTGATGATTTTGCATTTATTGGTGAATCTGTGGATGAAAACGACAACCCAAGAGGAGACCAAAGAAGTCCGATTATCGCAAGGTATGTTGGGTAAAATAAATCTTATTGATAAATTTTTAAACACACTATTGACATTATACGATAAAAACACTATTATTTATAATAGTTCAAAAATTTATAGTGATGATGGTTTACAAATCCATAATAAACACTATAGATAATTATAAATTCATGATTTATATCTATCATCATTTAGGTTTAGGGGATCATATCATTTGTAATGGATTGGTTAGATTTTTACAAAAAAAACATAATCAAGTATCTTTATTTTGTTATCAACATAATATTGAAAATGTTTCTTTTATGTATTCTGATAACGAAAATATTAAGTTAATTCCAGTCAACAGTGATTATGAGTGTAAAACCTTTATTCGAGTAAATAATTTAAATACAAATAATTTATATAAAATTGGGTTTTCTGAATTAAGTAAATACTTACCATCAATAAAATTTGACGAGGCATTTTATAAAATCGCAGGAATAGATTTTGAGTCAAGGTTTAATGAATTTTATATTCCAAGAAACAGAAAAAAAGAGTTAGAAGTTTATAAAGAGTTAAACCCTAATGACGAACCTTACATTTTTTTACACGAAGACCAAACAAGAGGGTTACATATTAATCGTAGTAAAATACCAAGTAATATAAAAATTATTGAAAATAATATAAAATATAATATTTTCGATTTATTAACTGTTTTTGAAAATGCACATGAAATACACTTAATGCAGTCTTCAATTAAAGATTTAATAAATTCATACAAAATGGATAAACCAAAAATATTCTTACATAACTACGTTAGAAACTATGCAGAGGATTTAAACTCAATAGGATTGAATAAAATATATGAAATTAATTAAAATGAATCTTGGTGAAAAAATCGAAGATATTATTAAAAACACAACACATAATATCTTAAATAAAAATAAAAATGTTGACTTACCTGAAGATATCATTGAAACAGATAATTTAGGTGAGGTAATTGAAAAATTATCTATTCTACATTGTAGAATGTGGTATTTAGAGGACGCAATAAGTGATGCGACTGATGACTCCGAAATCGCAGAATTAAAACGCAAAATAGACATATGTTTTAAAGTAAAAAGACCAAAATATGTTCAGGCAATAAATAGAATGGTAGAGAATTCAATAATAACCGGAAAGTCTCTCTTGGAAGATTCGGTTAAGCACTACAAAGGTTTTAATTAAAAATGAATTTAGTAATAGGGAATACTTCACAAATCAGTCATTACTTTCCAAATTCTTACGAAAAAATTTCTTCAAGGAATATTGATTTCAAGTCTATTAAGAACAAGAAATATAAGAGAATTTATCTTACGTTCGCAGAACAAAGAACATTTTTAAATGAAGATGAATCTTTTTTTCTTAAAACTAATTTTGATTATACAATTTTTGTTATAGACGAACTAAAAAATTATTGTGATAATATTATAATTTTTTCTACGTCTGAATTATGGAATAATTATGATTCCGCAGTATCAGTCGATATGAAATATGACTATAACTATTCGCCATATATAAAATCTAAAGAAGTACTATGTAACTACATAAATGAAAAAAAATGCGAGTATAAAAATGTAATTATAATTTATCCTTTTAATTTCAATACACCATATAGAAATAAAAACTTTCTTTTTGGGAAAATATTCGATTCTATCATAAATAGAAAAAAGATAAGTGTTGGTGATTTGAATTTTTATAGGGATTTAATTCACCCTTCGGTTATTGTCAATAATTCAATAGAGACAAATCAAGATTTATTGATTGGAGGTGGAGAACTAATAAATTTATATGATTTCATAAATGATTTATATGCCCTTTATAATCTCAAATTAAATGATTATATTTTAATGGATAACGTCAATAATCTTAAAAATAAAAGGGAGAATTACTATTCCAAAATAATATATTCTTCTTATAAAGAATTAATCGATTTAACAAGTAATGATTTACAAAAATATATCCTTGGTCAAGGACACCATTAATGAAAAACATCTATCAGATTTGATAGATTGGTTGAAAACGAACCCAAAATTAACCAAAGGTGAACTAAATGTTGAATTTGAAAAAAAATGGTCTCAATGGTTAGGTTGTAAATACTCAGTATATCTTAACTCAGGTTCTTCTGCTAATCTTGCGATGATATATTCTTTAATTTTATCTAAGAAGTTGAAGAATAAAAAAATAATTGTACCATCTGTTTCTTGGGTTACTACGGTTGCTCCCGCAATACAACTTGGACTTGAACCAATAATGTGTGATTGTGATAAAGATAATTTAGGTTTAGACATTGAACACTTAAAAAAATTGATAATTGAACATAACCCTTCTTGTATAATATTAGTTCATGTTTTAGGAATACCAAATCACATGGATGAGATTCTTTCATTATGTGATGAAAATGACATTTATTTACTTGAAGACACTTGTGAATCCGTTGGTTCAAAATACAAAGAAAAAAAACTAGGTACTTTTGGTACAATGTCATCATTTTCATTCTATTTTGGTCACCACATTTCAACTATAGAAGGTGGAATGGTGTCAACAAATGATGAAGATTTTTATCACCTTTTGTTATCAATTAGAAGTCATGGATGGGATAGGGACTTACCCGAAAATAAGAAAAACAATCTGAGATTAAATTACGAAGTAGATGATTTCAGGGCGTTATATACTTTTTATTATCCCGGATTTAATCTTAGAAGTACAGATTTACAAGCATTCATTGGTTTGAAACAAATGGAAACTATTGATGAAATTGTAACAAAAAGAAAAAATAATTTTGACCTTTATAATAGTTTAATTAAAAATGGTATTTGGAAAATTAAACCACCAATTGAGTCATTTGTTTCAAACTTCGCATATCCCATAATTACAGAAAATATAAAGGAATTAGTTAAAGAACTACAAGAAAAAAATGTAGAATGTAGACCACTAATTTGTGGATCAATGTCGGAACAACCATTTTGGTACGAAAGTTATGGAAAAACAATTTTACCAAATGCAACTAGAGTTCATAATTTGGGATTATATCTACCTAATCATAGTGAACTAACTCAAAATGAAATTGAATTTATTTCAGATATCGTTAACAAAACACTTTAAAAAATAAAAAAAACAAAAATATGAAAAAAGCTATTATAACAGGTATAAATGGACAAGACGGTTCATACTTATCAGAGTTTTTACTTGATAAGGGATACGAAGTTCATGGTACACTTAAAAGAAATTCTGTATCTGAAAATCAAACGGCTAGACTTGATTCTGTATACGATAGAATTATTTTACACTACGCAGATATGACTGATTTGTCATCTCTGATTCGTACTATACAAAAAGTGATGCCTGATGAAATTTATAACTTAGCTGCACAGTCTCATGTAAGAATATCTTTTGACCAACCAATTTATACAGCAAACGTGACAGGACTTGGAACATTGAATCTACTTGAGGCGGTAAAACTTGTAAAACCTGATATAAAAATTTATCAAGCATCTTCATCGGAAATGTTTGGAAATAATATTGATGACGATGGTTTTCAAAGAGAAACAACGCCTATGTGCCCAGTATCACCTTACGGATGTGCAAAAGTTTTTAGTTATAACATAAGTAGAAATTATAGGAACTCATATAATATGTTTATTTCGAATGGAATATTATTTAATCATGAATCACCTAAGAGAGGGACAAATTTTGTGACAAATAAAGTTTGTAAAGAAGCGGTAAAGATAAAATTAGGTCTTAGTAAAGAATTAAAACTAGGGAATTTAAATGCGACGAGAGATTGGGGTCACGCTAAAGACTACGTTGAGGCTATGTGGTTAATATTACAACTCGATAAACCTAATGATTTTGTATGTGCGACAGGAATTTCTCATTCGGTACGTGATTTATGTGAATATGTGTTTTCCAAATTAGGTTTAAACTGGGAAGACTATGTTAGTTTAGATGAAAAATTCTTAAGACCTGAGGAGTTGAACGACCTTAAAGGAGATTCAACTAAATTAAAAACTTTAACTGGTTGGAAACCGGAATATACTTTTGAATCTATGTTAGATGAAATGATAACCTATTGGTTAGATAAATTAAGTTGATGAATTTAAATAATGAGAAAATTATTAGTAACTGGTGGAAAAGGGTTAGTGGGTTCCGCAATAAATGCTGAAATAAAGATAGGAAGGGAATACAATCTAATTAACAGGGAAGAATGTGAAAATATGTTTGATATTTACAAACCTACACACGTAATTCATTGTGCAGGTAAAGTTGGTGGGATTGGTGGTAATATGAGTTTGAAAGGTGAATTTTTTTATGATAATATCATGATAAACACAAACGTAATAGAATCAGCAAGAAAAAGTGGTGTTAAAAACTTAATTGCGTTCTTGTCAACATGTATTTTTCCTGATAATATCGAATACCCTCTGACTGAGAAAAAAATTCATTTAGGTCCACCTCATACATCAAATGACGCGTATGCTCACGCTAAACGTATGTCTGAGGTACAAATCAGGGCGTATAAAGAACAATATGGTCTAAATTATTCATCAGTTATACCAACTAACATTTATGGTCCTAATGATAATTTTTCATTAACGAATGGTCATGTTGTACCTATGTTAATGCATAAGATTTATTTAGCACAAAGAAACAATGAAGATTTAGTCGTATGGGGTAGTGGTAAACCACTAAGAGAGTTTATTTATTCAAAAGATATTGCTGAACTTTCAGAATGGGCTGTTGAAAATTATAGTGAACCTGAACCAATAATATTTTCTAATTCAGAAGAGATAAGTATTTCAGATTTAGTTGATTTATTAGTTAAAGAGTTTAACTTTAAAGGTAAAGTAAAATTTGATTCAACTAAACCTGATGGACAATTTAGAAAACCGTCAGATAATAGTAAATTAAAATCATATCTACCCGAATTTCAATTTACACCAATAGAAATTGGAATAAAAGAAACGGTAAAATGGTTTATTGAAAACTATGAGAATGTAAGAAAATAATTTTTATATTATCTACCCTGTCCTCTATATTTTTTCGCTCCTCTATCGTGTCTGTTTCTAGATTTAGCCGCTTTACCGGACTTTCTCTTACCGAAACTGATTTTTACAGAACCTGAACCTGTATTTTTACCTTTAGCCATAATTATTTTTAAAATAAATATGGTATTCCCAACTTTTTTCCTTATTTTTGTGAAAATCAATTAAAATATCACAATATGGAAGATTTACTAACCCAACGAATCAATTACGCCAGTATAAACGTATTTAAGAATTACTGTCCATTAGAGAACAGAAAAGAATATATTTCTGACCCTATCAGTGGAATGGATGATTTTTTTATACAACCAGCAATAGTACGGAATATTAATACTAATAAAGTTAAATCCACTTACTTACATTATCCCAAAAATAAAAAAAGAACAAAATATTTTTACTCTGATAATCCAAATGGTGAAAACATAAATCTTTTTGTGTGTTCAAAAAAACTCCGTTCAACCGATAACATACATGTCTATGATGATACTACTTTCATAACCGATAAAGAAAGACAAATAAAAAGACATTTTGGTAACCCCTTTTCGTCTGTTCATTTTACAACAATAGAAAGGTCAATAAGAAGACATGGGGATAAGGTAACATTCAAATTATATGTTCACAATAAAATGCGGGATGTTAACGAAATTTATTTTAAAAAGAGTTATCGAGTTATTTCATTAACAGTGAATATGGTGACAGGTAATTTTACAATAAGTAACATTCAAGATGGTAGAAATATAAAACAAAAAAGATTTAGGGTTAATTCATTTTTAGAGTTAGAACAAATGGTAAAAACGAATAACACTCCTTTCAATATTTCCAATTATACAGATAGAGGGATAGTACAAGAGAAATTAGACATAAAAAAAATATTTGATAACAAAATATTCTATAAGGTCGTATCGGATGTTTTCAATGTACCTAATATAAATGAAAAAAACATTTTTGATAATTTACTAAAGTTTTTCATTGAAACCAAAAAAATTAAAACACCAGATAACTATAAAGACCTATTAATTTATCATTACCCTACGGAGAAATATTTGAAAAAGAATGATAGAAAATTAATCACGTCTATTTTAGATTTTTATGGAATAAAATCAAAAGTTCTTAATAAATTTTTACACAAGTATACCCAAATCAATATACCTGCACTTGCTAGGTTGTGTTATTTGTTTGGTGACAATTTTCAGAAATATGTTGGTAATATAAACCCTGACGCATTTATTAGTTTAAATAATCCGGACACTTGGATTATGAATGCAAGTATGTTCAAAGCAAATTTCTTTCAGTTTAAAAATCACAACTATAAAATAAGTGAAGAAGAAAAAGATAATATATTGAAAATAATAATTGGTGGTAGAAAGAAGTTTGTAAATAGGGATAACCATCTTCATATTGATGAAGAGTTTGTAAATCTTTTATCAGACCATTTCAATATGTTACAAAAAATAAGAGAATATGACCCTCAAATAAAAATGAGAGCAACGGATTATACTACCTTCCATAATGAACATCAGGAATTAGCGAAAATGGTTGCAGCAATTAATAAGGGTTGGGTTACCGAATATAAGTTTAATCAACAAATGTTAGATGATGTTCAAAAACCTGTAGATTTAAAAATAGAACTTGATAATTGTAGTTATGGTGAAATAACTTTTTATCCAGTAATATTAAAGAGAGAAGAAGAATATATTGAGGAAGGTAATTTTATGCATCATTGTGTTGCAACTTATGCGGATAAAGATAAATCAATCATAATATCTATAAGAACTGAAGATAAATCTGATAGAATAACTTGTGAAATTGATTGTCAAACAGGACAATGTATTCAAGCAAGACACTTTTGTAACAAACCAGCACCAGGTGATATGGAACTAGCGTTAAATGAAATATTAGTAAAGACAAAAAAATATGCTAGATTGGGGATGTTACATAATATTGAAAAAAGAAAAGTACCAATCATCATTAATGGTGTTGAAATATATAGAGAAATTGAACCAACACTTCAAGAACATCTATTTGATATTTTACCGATTTAAAACTACAAAAAGTCATAATGTCCATATATATTTTATATATGGATATTTTATTTAAACATAGGCAAGAAAAAAGAGAAAAGAAATCTAATAAAAATAAATCAACGTGTGATATTGAAATTCGAGGAGATAAGAAGTTTTTAGAGTACAACGGATATTTTTACACTGAATTTAATGCGTTTAATAAAAAAAAGTCAATCACGTTTCATCACGGGTTTATTTTAGATATTGTTACCGGAGATATTCATTTATCTTATAAAATAAACAATCACAATTTGACTGATGAAAAATTATTTAGAGATTTAATAAAAAACAAAAAAAATAATTTCAGACAGTTAGAAGATTTAACTGAATCAGGTTTATTAAAAGGTGAAAGAAAACACAAGTATTGGGGTGTAAAATATGAAAAGGCCACTGATAAAATTTTTGAAATAATTTATAATAAACTAAAAGAAAATTTCAAATCAGATTTCTACAAAAACAAAATATACAAAGAAAAATATTCTGTTAATCCTTTTTACGATTTAATAATTGATTACCACTTAGATTGCAAAAATATTAAACCTCATGACGGGGTTTATTTTGATATACAAAATAGTTATCCCAAAACAAAATGGTTGAAAAAAAATGATTATAAATTTTTACCCGCAGTTCTTGATGAATTAGGAATAAAATCAAAATATATAATTTCAGAATTAAACACAACAAAACAACAAGTACAGATAAGTTCATTAAAATTTTTATGTAATCTTTTTGGTGACAATTATATGGATTACTTAAAAAAAATTGATTGGAAAAAAAATTGTTTTGAGGTATCACCAAATAAAAAGGGCCATGTTTTAAAAAATGAATTTGAGAAAAACAACATGGTTAGACTAATAAACAATTGGGAAAAGATATCGATGATGAATGAGACTCTTATATACTCAATAAATAAAATTTTGAATACAAGATTGTTTTTGGAAACTAAAGGAATAAACTTAAGGTTTATCGCTAAAAATGATTTAGAGTTTGAAAATTTATTGTCACAATGGTCTTCAGTAAGAAGACATTATAACAGAGGATATAAAGTTCGATATGATTTACCAATTGATTTTGTTAAAATGATTGAAGAAGAGATAATAGTTAATAATTTATCATTTAAACCAAAACTAATTATCTCTGAAGAAGAATTCGCATTAGAAGGAATTAAAATGAAAAATTGTATGTCAAATCAATTTGTTCATGGTGCAATTTATTTATACGTCTCTTTAGAACACAAAAGGAAAAGGATTAATTTACAATATAGAAAAGGATTATTAATTCAATCCTATGGTAAAGCGAATACCGCAGTTGACAATATTTTTCAGGAACCAATAAAAGTATTAACAGACAGGTTTCTGAAAAACCCTGAAATTCAATGGAAACGAGAAAAGTACGATATTATTAAGTAATTTTTTTTTCCGAATATTTTTTGTTATATTTTTTACATAAATGGGTAATGATATAAACATAGGTTCCGATTATTTTAGTGTAAAGTCAAGTACAATCGTTCAAATGAACGAGGAATTTGTTGTTTATAGTGAAGATGGACCGGTGGTCTTGAGGACATTAATCACCGCTGATTTTGAAAACATACCTAAAAAGTATCACGAAATTTTTATAAATGTATTAACATCAAAATACATGAATAAAGTTAATTTTGGTGAAAATCCATTTTCTGAGTGTAAACCGTTAATTAAAAGAAAATGGTGGCAATTTTGGAAATCACAATATTTTACTAAATAAAACAATAATTTATGCCAACATTTTATGCTGAAGACATCAATATTGATGTAAACGAATTTTTAAGTTCATGTAATAGCGGAGAAATTCAAGAATTGATTGAAGCACTAATTCATGATGGTCACATTGAAAAACCACGTGAGAAATCCAACGAAAAGATGAGTGCGGGGGAACAAATTTTTGAACACAAATTAAGTAAACTACACGGTATGTGGAATCGTCTTTCAAAAGAAGACGAAGAAACAATCGTTAAAATCGCAGATAAATTTTAATGAAAGTTCTTGAATTATTCGCGGGTAGTCGGTCTGTTGGCAAAGCAGCAGAAAAACTAGGTATGGAGGTATTCTCTTCAGATTTGATTCAATTTGAGGGAATACATTATCCTGTAAGTATTTTAGATTTTGATGTTACTAAAGTACCATTTAAACCTAATATAATATGGGCATCACCACCATGTACTGGTTTTAGTGTTGCCGCTATTGGTCACCATTGGGGTGGAGGAAAAGGTGCGTACATACCTAAAACTGAAACCGCTAGATTGGGTATTGAATTAGTTAAGAAGACATTAGAACTTATTGAACATTTTGAACCGGAGTTTTGGTTTATAGAAAATCCAAGAGGTGTTCTCCGTAAAATGCCGTTTATGGGTAAGTACAAAAGGAACACTGTCACTTACTGTCAATATGGTGATGAAAGGATGAAACCAACAGATATTTGGACTAATAGTGAATTATGGGTTCCTCGGAAAATGTGTAAAAATGGCTCACCGTGTCACGTTGCAGCACCAAGGGGATCAAAGACAGGTACACAAGGTAGGTCAAACGCATATGAAAGAAGTAAGATACCTGACGAATTATGTATAGAAGTACTTAAAAGTTGTCTATTATGATTATGTTTTTTATTTCTATGTTTATTTTCTTATCCATTTTCTGTTGGGTATGGGTTAGTATTATACAGAACACAATCAACAACAAGAAGGAATACCGTGAATTTTTGGACACTTTTATAAAGTAAAAAGATATTTATATTAAAAACTTTATGAAAAGATTCATCTTTTTGCTGTGCATATTATTTTCCACTGTTAGTTATGGACAATATAATCCTAAGTTTTCTTCTTTTATGAATAAATGGATTGGTGTCCCGTATAAATTTGGGGGAAGTACTATCAAGGGTATTGATTGTTCTAAATTAACCCAAAGATTTTATAAAGACGTTTTTCATGTTATTATACCTGGAACTGCACCAAAACAATACAGATTTATGGGCAAGGTTCGTTTAAAAAATATGACAGAGGGTGATATAATTTTTTTTAAAAGTAAATTAAGTCCTAGTGGGTGGCATTGTGGAATTTATTTAGGAAACGACCAATTTTTACATGCCCCAAGAAGAGGTGATAGAGTTAAAATAAGTTCTTTGGACGAAAACAATTACAGAAAAAACATAATTGGTGGGGGTAGGGTAAAAATGTAAAATGTTCGGATTTAAATAGAAATTTAAGGATATTTATAATAATATGAAAAAGACTCTTAAAGAAGACTTAGAAAGAATCCATGGGTTAACCTATGGTAAAAAGGTTCTAAACGAATCGTTTATAGATAATATCTTAAATAAGGTCGGGTTATCAGGTAAAGATGATATCAAAAAAGTGGATGACCCTAAGAAGGCGGATTTAGTTACTACCGATGTACAACAATTCTTTGATAACATCAAAAATGCAGCAGATGGTGGTGGATTATCTCAACAAGGACAAGGTTCAATGACTTACCAAAAAGAGGTTGAATCAATGCAAATTGGTTTAATGATGCTGGGTTATGAATTACCTAAACATGGTGTCGATGGACTATTTGGACCTGAGACAGCGTCAGCGGTTGAAAAATTCAAATCCGATAACAATATCAAAGACAATGTAAATGAAAGTGCAGAAGCAATAAGACAAATTGCAATTGGTCAATATGGTTGGAAAGAGAAGTCAGGACAGTTATCTGGTGGAGGTGAAATCAGTAGTGATCTTTCAAAAATAGTTAATGAGCTTATTGCCGAATTTAATGAAAAGTATCCTGAATGTGTAGGTACATTCACTTCAGGTAATGATCAATTTCACCAAAACATAACAAGTTATACTAGTTTACACACAAAAGGACTTGCTGTTGACCTTACCTTACCTTCAAGCTGTCATAGTTCATTTATTGAATTATTAAAACAATATAAAAGTAAGTACAATGGTTTCAGTTTTATAGATGAATATACAAACCCAACAAAATTGGCTACCGGAGGACATTTTCATGTTTCATATCGTAAAGGTAAACCTGAAGGTGGTGGAAAATCGTCAGGTGGAAGTGGTTCAGTAAGTGTACGAAATATTAAAGCGACACCTGAAATGTTAACTAAACTTTTGGAATTATTAAAACAAAAGGGAGTTACTTCAGAAGATTTAAAAAAGTATATTGATAGTATAACCACAGGTGGTGGAGCGGCGTTTAGTGATTTAGATTTAACAACTGACGAAGGGTTTAAAACATATGCAGAAATATGTCAAAAATTTATAAATAATCGTCAACCTAATTTATTGGGAATCACTGGTGAAATGATGGCTAAAGGTGCGAGAGAAGCGTTTGATAAATACAAAAGATTTGTTCCCGCTGAATTGGCTTTGGCTCAGTTAGCCGCTGAGGGAGGAATAGGTAACAAAGACCCAAATAGCAGACCAATTAGAACTAAAAATCCTTTTAATGTTGGAAACACTGATAGTGGAGCCAACATTGAACATGGTCAAGTTCAATCAGGGATAAACGCGTATTATAATCTTATCGCAAGAAATTATTTAGGGAAAGGTAAAACCGCAAGTGATTTGATACAGAATTTTGTAAATCATAGTGGAAATAGATACGCGTCAGCAACAGGTTATGAAAGTAGTTTAAATAAACTCGCTGGAGAAGCAAATAGAGTTGCTAAGACTGTTTTACCATCAACAACTAGTACAGGAGATACCGGAATGGTTTAATTTTAAATAATTTATTCCAAACTTTTATCTATTTATATACAATGAACATTTAAAAAAAGAGACATAATATTATGGAAATGAATAAAAAAGAATTATTTAGATTAATCAGAGAAAGTCAATCAATGGAAGTTGACGAAATGGCTCAGTTACAAACTAGAAAGGGTAAGCCAATTGGTAAAAGAGTAATAATAAAATATCAGAATAAAGTATACATTGGTTGGAAAGATGAGGTGAGTGTTAAACAAAAACCAATAGAGGGGGCAGTAGTAATTGGTTGGATGATTAATGAAGAACCTGTTTTGTTTACTAATGGTAACGAAATTGCTGAGTTTATAAGAGAAAATCCTGAAGAATATCAAGCATTAAAAGAAAAATACGGAGCAAATTTAAGATGGACCAATAAAAAAGCAACTAACTATCAACCAAGACCAACAGAACCAATTAAGACACAACCTGTACCTGATGTTGAGGGTGGAGAGGAGAAAAGTTTTAATGTTGCGTATGTCCCAACGGGTGCAAAACAAAGTGAACAAGAAACAATTAAAAGAATATTCAACCCAATTATAGAAGCGGAATTTGGTGATACTTCTGAAGGTAAAAGATTTACTCAAGTATTAGCTAAAAGAAGTATACCTGAAATAAAAGCGGTTGACAGACCGTATTTGGATAAATACACCCCAACATGGACAAATGATAGAATAGAATTTAGAGCACATACATATAATTCATATAAATCAGCAGAAGATTTTTTAAAGTCAGTATTGGCTAGAATTAAAGGTGTTGAAACACCTGAAATGAGTACATATTATCTTGCTAGACAATTTAATAAAGTTTATAGAAATTGGGAAGAAGATAAAAAAAATCAAGAAAGATATTTAGGTAAAACACCGAAATATGAACTTGATGCATTAGGTCTTTCACAAATTAAACTTGATGTTTCATTAAAAATGGTTTTTGAAATTACTGGTGAAAAACGCGGTGACACTTTTATATGGAAAATTAGTATGAGAAATAAATTTGGTAGAAAATCACCTGAAGAATATTCAATTAACACAAGACTAAAAGATGTTGACTACTCAGTACAATTGAAAGAAGGTGGTATTTTAGACGATAGAAGTGTTGGTGTAACTAAAACTGTACAACTTGATCCTGAAGAACCGGTAAATGAACAAAAAACAATTATGTCTCAATTACCTGTACAATTAGGATTAAAAGAAGCAATTAAAGATTTTAAAAATTTGATTGAATCAATAAGTCCAAACTCAGCATTAAGAATTGCAAACATCAGACAATATGATGTCAAAAAAGGTTTGGATGAATCAAAAACAAATTTTTTATTTAATAAATTAATGAAAAAATTTAAAAAGTAATTATGTCAAGAGTAATTAAATTAAAACAACAAGATATTGAAAATATCGTAAAAACTATTCTCGAAGAAGAACAACCAACAGAGTTTGATGACTTTGATACAAAAATTCAACCGGAAGAACTACCTGGAGCTAATGATGAAGAATTAACTTTAGGTCAGGACAAAGAAGGTAATTTTTATGTTTTTATAAATGCGGATGAACCAAATCCTGATATAGTTTTAAAAACAGATTAATATGAATCCGATAAAAACTATAATAGCATTATTTTTAATGGTTGGGGCACCCGCACCAATTGTTTCTGTAAGTTTTTTCGATAGTGAACACAGAGTAATATTAGCACCAATCGCAATTCTTTCCGCATTTATCGGTACAGGATTAATGTTTGGGTTTACTAATTTTAGAACAAGACCTAAACACATTGGTAATTTCGATAAAGACAACATAAAACCTGACATCAATCAAACATGGATGGTTTTCTTTATTACATTGGTAATCAATCTGTTTTTCGCTAATCTTTGTGGTAACTAATTAAAGTTATTAATATATTATTATATCCCCAACAAAATGTTTGGGGATTTTTTTTGTTTATAATATTTTTTTATTAACTTTGTGAAAATAAATTTTTATGAAGACATTAATTGTACATCCTAAGGATGAATCAACAAGTTTTTTGGATATTGTTTATAACCCAATACCAGATAAAACTGTAATCACTGGTGGAATTAGTAAACAAGAATTACATGAACTTATTGAGTCACACGATAGAGTTATGATGATGGGTCACGGTTCTCCGAGTGGTTTATTTTCCGTGGGACAATTCTCAAAAACACATGGATTTATTATAGATAGAGAAACTGTCTCGTTATTAGAACAAAAAGATAATAGTGTCTTTATTTGGTGTAATGCAGATCAATTCGTTAACCGTTACCAACTTAAAGGATTTTATTCGGGTATGTTTATATCGGAGGTAGGTGAAGCGATGTATTGTGGGTTACCCGGAACAAAACAGACAGTAGTTGATGAATCTAATTATGGTTTTTGTAATATCATTTCAAATTATATAAATGATGATTGTAAATTAATATACGAAAACGTAAAAAAGGAATATGGACTTATTGCCGAAAACAATCCTGTTGCACAGTACAATAACAAGAGATTATATCTTTCTTAGACGATATTTATAGTTAATGAGAAAGATAATTATCACTGAAAGTCAGTTTAAAACAGTAATTGATAAATTTATAAACGAGGCGACATACGGTTCACCAAAAGAAGAAAGAGACGAAATTGAGTATAATATAAATAAATCATTTTCTTCGGGACAATATAAAATTAAAGACAGTAACGAGATTGATAACGCAATTTTAGATTTTCAAAAAAGAATGTCTCCAACTGGTAGTTATGTAATTGAGATAATTTCATCTGAATCAAAAGTACCTAATCGTGGAGGATTAAAACCTGGTGAATTATCACTTAAAAGAGCCGAAGAAATTAAACGTTATATAGATTCAAAAGGGTTAAACAATATTCAGACAAAAGTAACGTCATTAGGAGCCCAAGGACCTGAGTGGGAACCTTCAAAAGGTGCGTTTTTTCAAGGTTATACTGATAATCAGTATGTCAGATTGAAGTTATTGGGTAGTAGTCCGAAAGATAACCCTTGTTTAGTTGATTTACAAATTATTGTTGATTACAAAGGTTCGCAAGGTGTTACATATCCATATCATCAATGTGATGAAGCGTTGTTTAAAATGTTCGCGAACGGAGTACCAGTAAAACTTGATGGTGGTGGTGGGGATGTCATAAATTTAAATAATCAATCTGATGGAGGTCCAAGAATTGTTAATTTAAAAATAAGTGGTGATGATGTTTCACAAATACTAAAAACACAAAAGGATAAAATTAATTTTACGTTACAATGTTTCACGGATACTGAAGGTGGTTGTCATAGTGATCCGTTACACATAACTATAAAAAATAATAAAGGTAAAATTTTATTAAACCCAACATTTATTACTATAGGTAAAAGAATGAAATTTGGTCAGTGGTTAAATCTTATGGTAACTGATTCATGTGGTGTTCCAATATCATATAATGAAGCGTCTAATGCTGAAATACAAAACCCTGATGAAAAGTTTTTATCAGATTATAAAAAATCAAAAGAAAAAATAAAATTGGTGTCAAGTGATAAAAAAGGTGAAATGTACACATCTGAAAGTTTGGCAATAATTTTTGCTTTAGTTATTGATGGAATTATCAGAATTCCAAAAGATTCTATTCAGAAATATTCCCAACAAATAAATGCATTTAATAATAAACCTTGGCAATATTTAGTTGATTTATGGGAAATAAGTGATAAACAAATGAAAGAAATTGAAAATATAACTAAAAATTTAAAATCAAATCAAAATATGATTGCAACAAAATAAAAAATGAAATAGTTTTTTTTACAAAAAAAAAGTGTTATAATTTATACATAACACTTTTTTTATGCAATTTAAATTAGGAAAAAAATTAAGTATTTCACTTCAAGTGATGTGGTTTTTATTAAAAGTATCTGTTGGATTGATGGCGTTGACCTACATAATCTATAGAATAAACGAATTTGTAAATTAATTTAATTATGGTAACTTCAGCACAATGTTTAAAAAAGTATGGTAATCCTGAATTGGAAAAAAGTATGGTTGTTTGGGATGTACCTACAGAATTGGAAATCGGTATGATTCCGAAGAAAATCTATTGTAATAAAGATATGGTTAAACCATTGAGTACCGCATTCAAAAATCTAATTGATACCGGTAAAGTTAAAGAACTAAAAACTTGGGACGGATGTTTTAACATTCGAAAGAAGAGAGGTTTATCAAGTATGTCGTTACACTCATGGGGAATTGCAATTGACGTGAACGCTGCGTGGAATGGTCTTAATAAAGAACCGGTATTAAGTGCTGGGTTTGTGAAATGTTTTACCGATGCTGGTTTTGAATGGGGTGGAACATGGAAAAGGAAGGACGGAATGCATTTTCAATTATCATCAATTTAATAACACATGGAAAAGAAAGAATCAAAAACATCTAAACATTTTTGGTTTAGTATGATTAAATCATTTTTACGTATAGTCGGTTGTTTTGTACTGGCATATCATGATTTTGTCGGTGCTGCAATATTATTAGGTGTTGCAGAAATTTTAGGTATTGTTGAAGAACTTTAAAAAAATTAACATGTTTAAAAAATTTTACAACTACCTTATTGAATTCAAAAGAGAATTTTTAATTGTTACTTTAACATTATTCTCAATTTCAATGAGTCTTTTTTATTTTAATGGTAAAGACAATATTGATAGATGTCATAAACAATTAAAACAAAAAGAGGAGATAATATTTTTATTACAGGATTCCATTTATGTTATGCAACTACAACACATGAGAATGGGAATCGCAATTGATATATTGTTAGAAGAAAATCCTGAAATAGAAGATAGGTACAACGAGATTTATAATCACGAAACAGAATAACAAATGAATATCGAATTAAAAATATCAATTTTAATTGCCATCATTACCGGCATAAAATGGGTATACGAGTATACTAAACAACTTCAATGGGAAAAAAATAAATACCTAGTTGACAGATTAGATTTATTTAAGAGTAAAGAACATGTAAAGATTACTCACAAATTATTAGATTGGAATAATGTGACAGTTAACATAAACGGTAACGATGTAAAAGTAGATGATGAAACATTATACGAAGCATTATATCCTCACAATGTAAAACATAAATTTACCACGTTAGAATCTGATTTAAGAACATTGTTCGATAACTACTTTGATGATTTAACTGAGTTATTGATATTAAGTGATATGGGACTTGTAGATGATGTGAATTTGGAAAAGTATATGAAATACTGGTTTGATATTTTAAGAGGTAAATCAGGAAAAAAAGAGTTAAGATTAATAAACCAAATTCATAACTACTTGGAACACTATGGTTATGAAGATTTATATTATTATTTAAATTTTAAAAACTAAAAAATATGTCAGAAAAAAGAATTTTTAATGTGGGTTACATTGAATACCCAAACACTACATTGATTTACGATTCAGTTGAAATCGACGCATCAAATTATCCTGAATTAGAAGGGAAAACAGATGATGAGGTTATTGAATACATTAAAGAAAATGCTTGGGAAATGAATCCAACTAATCCGGATGTTTATGATTCTCTTGGTGAAGAACTTAGTGATCAAGACATTATTAGAGAAAAAATTCCACATGTTGATTCCGAGGTATGGGCTGAAGTTTCTTCTAGCGATAATAACACAGAAGTTAATGAAGAAGAAGACAATGATGATGACGAATAAAATGATTAAATTACTTTTTCTTTTTATATCAATAACATCAAATTCTTTTTCACAAGGAGTTACTCTAAAAGGACATGTGATTAGAAAAGATTATTGTCAATTCTCTGATTTAGGTGGGTATGTTGTCAAAAAGTATAATAAAGTTTATGACACTTATTTTAAACTAACTGACTACGAACTTTCTTTCAAAGGAAGAATAAGAGGGACTTACAAATTATCGGACAAACAAGTTGAGAATAGTAATGAAGGAATTATTATTCACTACTATGGGACAAATAACCGTAACCTTTATATAGTTGGCGTAAGAGAATGTGACAACAAAATTCAAGTTGCATTATTTCCTACTGATGGAAGTTCTGAGTTTCTTCAATACACAATAAAATTATATCAACCGAACACTTATAAAAAATGAATTACAAACTAAAAGAAAAACCGCAAGAGGTTTATTGGTCAACAACAAAACAGTTTACGATTGTTGATGAAGAAGGGCGTGAATACGAAATAAGAATTGGAGATAGTTCAAAAACAATAGAATGGTTTATGTGGCATGAACCAGGTGGTTGGGACGAAATTATTGATGTTTCCATTTTAGATTATTTGGAAAATAACTTTCCTGATGATGAATCTGATTTTGAAGAAATCGAAAGAAAGGAAGAAGAAAAAAAGATGGATGAAGTAATGGAAAAATTTGTACAAGAAAATGGTGAAATAAAAGAAGTCAAACAATTTGATGATTTGGTTTCAGAAATGATGAAAGTTCAAGATTACACTAAAACTTTTTATGAAAGATTTTATCTCGCGGTACACCGGGCTAAAAAATTACTTGGAAAGTAACTATGGAAACACACGACATCTATCTATTATGTTTTTTATCACTTTTAGGATTTTTCCTTAATAAAAAAATAAAGGATGAGGATGTTTGTATTGCTATCAACACAATACTCTTTTGTTTTATCTTTGGATACTTAACTTGTCTAGGACTAAATTTTATATACAAATAAAAAAAAACAATATGGAATACGTTATCGGAATAGCAATACTTCTTGTATTCGCAGTAGGAATCCTCGGTTTAATAGATGTCATTAGACAAATCAGTAAATTAAAATAAAATTATGAATAATATAGACAAATCGTATCAAAACCTACTTCAAGACATACTTGATAATGGTCTTGTAAAAACTGACAGAACCGGTACAGGAACTATAAGTGTATTCGGTAGACAAATCCGACACAAAATGAAGGATGGCTTCCCGCTTCTAACAACAAAGAAGATGGCTTGGAAGTCGATCGTAACAGAGCTGTTATGGTTTCTACGTGGTGATACAAACATAAAGTATTTGGTTGATAATGGATGTCATATTTGGGATGGTGACGCATTTCGCAACTACGAGAAAAAAGCAGTAGTTGGTAATGTTATAGACAGTCATTATGAGCCAGCAACTGATAAATGGCATTTGTATAATAAAGAAGAGTTTATTGACCGTATAAAAACCGATAATGAGTTTGCAAAGAAGTGGGGTGAATTAGGATCGATTTACGGTAAGCAATGGAGAAAATGGAAAATCAATCTAATCGACCCTAATACTATGGAGTTTGTACCTCCAATAGACCAAATCGCAAACCTAATATCAGAACTCAAAACAAATCCAGACAGCCGTAGGTTAATGGTTAATGCTTGGAATGTAGGTGAATTAGACCAAATGGTTCTTCCACCATGTCATTATGGATTTCAAGTTTATACGAGAGAGTTGAGTTTGGAAGAAAGATTAAAGTTAATAACAAAAAATAATGATTTTATAAATGATATCACAAATAAGGAATGGATTATTGATGTAAAAGAGGTTTGCGAGGAATATCTAAATGAAAAAAACATACCAACCAGAGCAATCTCTCTAATGTATAATACTAGAAGCCAAGATGTTCCATTGGGGACACCATTCAACATCGCAAGTTATGCTCTACTTTTAGAAATTATTGCCAAAGAAGTTAATATGGTTCCTGATGAATTAATTGCGAATATGGGGGATTGTCATATTTACCTTAATCAAAAGGAAGGTGTTGTAGAACAATTAACAAGAGAACCATATCCATTACCAAAGTTAAAAATATTAGATAGGAAAGTTGATGATATTGCACATTACGAAATTGGTGATTTTATTATAGAAGGATACCAAAGTCATCCTGCAATAAAAATGCCGCTTTCTAATTAATTTTTTACAAAATCAATAGGTTTTTTAAATATTTTTCTTTATATTATTAAAGTTATGTTGAACAAAATTTTAGAAGATTATCCAGAACAAGACATCATAAAATTTGATGGGTTTGATGATTGTATAATTGGGTGTGACATTGATAGTGAAAATGTTAGATTAATATATTCAGTATCTATGATGGTTAAGAAATTAATTGAAGTAGATAAAATGGATGAAATAGATGCGGTGGAACACTTCGAATTTAATATAAGGGGGACTAAATTAGGAAATAACACACCAATACTTTGTCAAGATGACTTCTGAAATCAAACCAATACACAAATTTAATGGAGGCGTAGGAGCCACATTATGTAACACCTGTAGAAAAATTATTGCCACAGGATTGACCGATGATTTATACTGTGATGAATGTGATGTAAATGAACCTAAACACAAATACTATTTGTTTAGAGTTGATGATGGTCTTAAAAAGAGAGGTGATAAAATTATTTGGATTGAATTTGGTGATGACGGTTTATATGAGAGTAAATACGACGAACCTGCAGTGGGTAGAAATTTGGTTTTAGACTTTTGTGGAATCACATTCAAATGGATGACCACAACTATTAAAGAAATTTTAGAACAAAGAGAAGATTACATAAAGTTCGTAACCAAAAATAGTACTTACGAATTATTTATATATAAAGATTAACGTTATGAGTAAAATAGACGAAGTATATGATAATTTCATATATTATCAGACAGCAATTAAATTTAACAATAGAATGATGATTGGTAATAATTTGACAAAAGAAGAATTTATTGAAAAATTATTAACTGATGATGATTTCAACAATTCAAACAGTAATGGTTGTACTATAGAACTTACTGAGGAAGAAAAGTTGACTAGTCCTCCGGGACATAAAAGAAAGTTAATTGATTAATAATGAAAATTAATCATCCATTAGTTAAGGGTTATGTAAAAAAAGTAAAACCGTTCATATATTCAGTTGTAATTGAAGACGCATATGATAGATGTATGTTGTTTTGTAGATACCAAGAATTTTACGAATCACCAGTAAAAGGTGTAAGAGGTCAATATATTTCTTTTTTTAGGTTCATGAAAAAATATAAAGACTTTTATAAGAAAGATAACTTTACGTACCCTATAGATTGGGCTGGGTTTAATATTCCGTCAGAAATTTTAATCAAAGGAATTAATAAATTAAAGTTAGAAACTGAATATGATGAAATAATGGGTGAAATCATTTCATTTTGTCAAAAAGATACATACAAAGAATCTAAAGATTTAAAAACTAAATGGTATCTAATTAGTGCTGACACACCCGATTCAAAATTAATGGATCATGAACTTGCACATGGTATGTACTATACAAACAAAGACTATAAAAAATCATGTGATTTATTTACAAACAATTTACCAAAAACAGTATACAACAAAATCAAAAAAGAATTAATTAAATTGGGTTACTTGGATAATAAAAAAATAATTGACGATGAAATTCAAGCATACCTTTCAACTGAACTATATCAAACATTTAATACTAAACAAGTAAAAGAGTATAGTAAAAAGTATAAAAGCAATTTCAAAAAATTTAAGAATGGATTTAAATGACGATTCTATTTTAGATTTTGATGATGAAAAGTATCAAGATTTCTTACTTAATTTTCAAATACAATTATCAAATCAACCAGAACATATAAGAATAAATTTTATGAATTTTATGGATAAGGTTATTGAAAGTACTTACCAAAAAATGATTAAAAACGAATTTAATAAGGAAGACCCATACTATCCTCTATTACTGAATAATTTACTTGGTCTTTACGAAGAGAGAGAAGAATACGATAGATGTATTGAATTAAAAAAATTAATTGATAACATAAAATCGGAATAATTATATATAAATCTAAAACTATGAATAAAACATTATTAACATTACTTTTTCTATTTTTATCGCTATTTACTTTTTCTCAATCAAATTGTATAACTGTAAATTCAGCGGTTTTTACGAACCCATCAGGTGACGACACTACGTTTACTTTAACTATTAATTGGTCAACTCGGGGTATGAATCACTTAGTAACATATGTTATGAGTGGAAATGACACAATATATGATGCGTGTACACAGGTTTCAAATCCTGGTTCATCTAGTGGTTCAATAACATACAATAATATAATCGCACATGGAGGGTTATCCACACTATCCGCGGTTTTTGAAAGATGGTCAGGACCTTGTGGTGGAGGTTCTATTTGTGGACCAAATCAATTTATACCACCGGGCGGAGTTTTAAATATTAAATTTGAAAAAATAACTGCACGTAGATTAAATTCATACACCACAGAAATTAGATTTAAAGTGGCGTCTACTTTTGGTTCAAAAAACGCAACATTTAATCTTAGAATGAAAAGTGGTGAAATTAAAAAATACAATGTTCAAATGCCACAAAATTTAAGGGCAGGAGAATCGTGGATGGTAGTCCTTAACCATAAAACTGGTAGTTACACAACAATAAAATTATAAACATATGAAAAATAAAAACCTTCTCGTCTTAATGTCTTTCTTGTCTCTTGTTATGGTACTACTAATTACATGTACTAAAAGTGAAGTAGTAACAACTGTAGATGACGAACCAATCACAATCAGTATTTCAGTTGATGGGTATAGTTCAAGTGAAGAAAGAGTATATTAAAATAATAATTTAATTATTTTAACTAAAATCATTCATTTTTGAGTGATTTTTTTTTATTTCAAAATTTTTTTCTTATTATTGTATAAATAAAACAATAAAAATGGCAGAAGCAATTTTAAAATTTAATTTGTCGGATCCTGATGATAGAGTGGAATTTGAAAGAACCTCCAAATCTTTAGATATGGCATTGTCTCTTTGGGAATTTGGATATAACACAAAAAAAGGATTTGAAAGAGAACTTGAATCAGATGAAAAGACAACTGACCGGGAATTTGAATTGTTAGATAAAGTGTATCAAAAGTTTTGGGATATACTTAATGAACATAACATAAACATAGATTCAATAGTACAATAATTAATGAACAGAGAAAAAATATGTGGTAATTGTAAACATTGTTTATTCATGATAGGAATTGGTCAAGGATTACAATGCGGATTAAAAAAAGAAAAAATAGAAAATAGAAAACACACATGTGAACTATTTGAACTTAACACTAATATTATATATCAAATGAAAAAACCAAAAGGGTTCATTGTGTTATTAAAACATAACCCAACACAAGAAATGGATGAAATTTATATTAATTCCATGATGATTACATCCGTATCCACTGCAAAAGATTTGACTTGTGATAAATACTATACAAGAGTTACTACTATGGATGGTAATAGTTACAATGTACAAGAAACAGTACAAGAAATATTTGATTTAATTGAACATTCAAATAAAATTCGTTTATAATGAATATTTTTTTTCTTGATTGGGATGTAAAAAAATGTGCACAGTATCATTGTGATAAACATGTTGTTAAAATGATATTAGAAACTGCACAACTTCTTTGTTCAGCACATCATATGGTATCTGTTGAGAATACAGGTATTCCATATAAATTGGCACATAAGAATCACCCATGTTCAATATGGGTAAGAGAATCATTATCAAACTATTTGTATTTGTGTGAATTAGGTTTAGAACTATGTGAAGAATATACATACAGATATGGTAAAAAACATAAATCACAACAGGTCATTGAATGGTGTATAGACAATAAAATAAAACTTATCGATAAAGGATTAACAGAACCACCAAGAGCAATGCCTATTGAATGTAAAGTAGGTTCTGTGATAGATTCATATAGGAAATATTATATGGAACATAAACGAAGTTTTAGTAAATGGAAGAATAGAGAAGTACCTGAATGGTTTAAATAAATTTAAATATGGAAAATGTAAACAGCTGCTGTTACGTAGCAAAAATAGATGAGATAAAAGAAATACCGGGCGCAGATAATATTGAACAAAGTGTTATTGGTGGATGGAATTGTATCATCAAAAAAGGAGACTATAAAGTAAATGATTTAGTTATTGTTGCGACCACAGACGCCGTTATTCCTTTTAGTTTATCTGAATCCATGAATGTCACAAATTACTTAAGAAAGGGTGGTAGAGTTAAAACAGTTAAACTAAGGGGAGTTTATTCTGAGTGTTTGATTATACCATTAACTTTTACTCCAAGACCGGCAACGTACAAAGAAGGTGATGATTTGATGAAAGAATTAAACATCTTCAAATATGAACCACCTGCTAAGATGATTCAATTATCATCAGGGAGAAAGATTAGGTACCACGAAAATCCAAACTTCTTGGTGTACTATAAATTCCCTAATTTAAAAAATGTCGTAGGAATGTTTAATGAACTAGATATGGTTCAAATAACAAGAAAAATACATGGTACAAATGCTAGATATGGTATTGTGAAAAAAAATAAATTAACTTTATTAGACAAAATTAAAGTTGGAATTGCTAAAAGAATAAATCCAGATTGGGTTTGGTCTGAATATGAATATGTTTACGGATCACATAATGTGGAAAAAGGTTCTGACTCACAAGGGTTTTATGATACTGATGTATGGAAAGAAATTGCTGACAAGTACGATATAAAAAATAAACTTTGGAAGTTTGTTAAAAATCATAAACCAAGTGAAATTGGTTCGGGTATTGTTGTATATGGTGAAATATATGGTAAAGGTATTCAGAAAGGATATGAGTATGGGTTAGATGACATTAAGTTTACTGGATTTGATGTTATGTGGAATGGTCATTACCTGTCAACCCATGGAACATATTTTACAATTACCAATGAACCTACTGATTTCGTTGGTGGAGTTGGTTTACCACATGTTGAAATATTGTATACTGGTTTATGGAATCAAGAAATTCAAGATAAGTACGTCTTCAATAATTTCATCAATGGGTCTAAAGTACCACACGAAGGTATTGTTATAAAACAACTTACTGGTGAGAGAAGTAAAGTGGCTAAAGTAATAAACCCCGACTATCTAATTTATGGTGAGAAACATGATATCGGAGACTCCCACTAGTATATTTATTTTATATGAGTAACACGACTTATTTTTTTATAGGATTCTTTGTTGCGTTATGGTTATCTTCTTTTGTTAAAAGATTAATCAAAAAGAGTAAAAAACACATCAGTAAAGACTGGAAAATAGGTGATTTAATTAAAGTAACTGATTCGGGCACAACAATTAGTGACACAAAAATGCTTCACAAATTATTAGGGTGGAATGAAAATAATGTTTTTGTTGAAGAAGATTACGTTGCACATAAATGTACATGGTCTCAAATATTATTTAACAAGTCAGCGGAATGGAGAAAAAATTATGATGATTGTGAAAAATTTATGGGTTCAAAACCACACATCCCAAGAGTCATTAAAAATTTAGATGAGTACATCAAAGAAGTTGAAGAATCATCAGAAGTAGGTCCAACATATTATGATAAAGAAATAAACAAATTAAGCGAAACTGAATGTATCGTTCTTCTTAATAAAGCAATAGAAGAAGAAAATTTTGAAATGGCGGAACTTATTAAAAGAAGAATGGAATCATTAAAATCATGAGTAAAAAAATACCTGACCTAGTTGTATATAGTGAAGAAAAAGGTTATTACGCAAGAGAATTAACGTATGGTAGTAATTTAGGTGCTCCTGCAATAAAAGCGGATAATATTTCATCGTGGAAACAAGGTAATGTACTAAACGTAAATGAACAGTTCAGTACCAAATATGATGAAATTAAAAAAGAATACGAAAAACTAATGGACGAATATAATTGGAACAACATAATTTATACAAAAGCGGATTATAATTTCCAACCAGTAATCGGTCACACATACCACTTATATTTAAGAAAAGACGATAGTTTATTTCTTTCATTGATTAATCCATCGTCTTGGTCACAAAAACATATTGGAAGTTTCCAACTTAATTCAGATAATAAATGGGTTAAGATATAAAGATACCCCGGGTTTGAAGACCCGGCTTAGGACCGGAATGGTTATATTCCGCAAATTAGGGACAAGAATTCGCTACTCTTGTCCTTTTTTATATATTTATTGTTATGAAAATGTTCGATTTAATTAACGAATCAGAAAAATCTGAGTTTGAAGAATTCTCCGAAAAGAGATTAGCAGGTGCAACTAAAATTGTTAATAACGCAAAAGAAAAAGGTGGTCCCGCAATGTTGACCTATCATCACTTTGTTGTAAAATTACCATATTATAAAAAAGCGTCCGAAGGTAAATTCGATGTGGAAAGAGGAAAAAAACAATTTACTCAACATCTTAAAAAATTGTGTAAATTAAATGAAGATGTTAATATGGATCAGATAGAATTTCAAAAAGAAATGGGTATTATTGAAGTGTTAGGTGAATTAATTATAAAACACAAAAAATAATATTGTTATATAAATATTTTTTTAAAAAAAAATAGTCTTAAATTTTGAATTACCGGGAAAATAGTATATCTTTTTTATACTATGGCAAGAAAACCTAAAATCATCAATCCCGGAGACCAATTTAACCATCTCACAGTCATAAAGCATGTTGGTAGATACGAAACTCCAAATGGAACTGTCAGAAGAATATTTGAATGCAAGTGTTCTTGTGGATCAGTTAAACAGTATGAGTATTTCTCTCTAAGGAAAATTTACTCTTGTGGTTGTAAAAGAAAACCAAGAATCAGAAAAGATATTATAGGGAATCAATTTGGTCGTTTAGTTGTACTAAAAGAATTAGACAATAAAAAATATGAATGTCTGTGTTCTTGTGGGAATACTAAAGTAACAAACTACTACTCTTTAATAAGTAAAAAAGGAGGGACAAAATCCTGTGGTTGTCTTCAAAAAGAAAAGACAAGAGAATATGCGAAAAAAAGAAAAATAACACAAAACGTAAACAATGCAGGGTAAACTAATTAAAAAAGAAAATACTTGGGTTGTTAGTTACAAAAAGGATAAAGACTTAGTTGCAACTGATGGAGGTGAAATACCAGTATATCCGGGAGATGCGATATATTGTTTTGAAATCGACATCAACAAAGAAGTAGAATTCGATTTGATTGACGAATTTTCTCATCCTCATTTATATGAAGGTATTGGATGGGGTGACGGAGTAACATATGCTAAATTAAGATAAAATGAAAAAAATAATTACAACAATTATTCTGTCTCTATTCACTTTGTGTTCATTTGCACAATTTGAAACAAAAATAACAACATATAAAAATTGTTATGGTAGATACAATGAATACAAGAAAAAATATGACTTTGATGAATTTCATTACGCAGAAATAGTTTTTACTTTTTATGAAAAGTATATTACTGTTGACGATATAGGTCACTCATTGTACAGAATTACTGAAACATTACCTATAAGAAAAACAAGTAATTCAGAAACAAGAAGTGTAAAGTGTTTAGATGAAAATAACAAAGAATGTGTTTTCGCAATTATGTCATTTGATGATGGGACCGCATCAATTGGTGTCATATACGATGAAAAAATGTTTGTGTATGTAATCAAAACAAAAAACATTGAATAACATGAAAGTAAGTGAATTAATTAAACAACTATCTGACTTAAACCCCGAACTAGAAGTATACGTTGAAGGTTACGAAGGTGGTTATGATAGTCCTGTAATTAGTGATGTCAAAAAGTTTAAACTTAATTTTTATAAGGATTGGTATTATGGTAGTCACGAAGAAAGAAAAGACGGTGACGTTGAAGGAATTATTTTACAAAAACCAGACAAAAGATAATGACAGAGTTACTCATTTTATTAAACATAATACTTTTAGAAATAGTTTTAAGTATTGATAACGCGGCAGTACTTGCCACAATGGTAAAACAATTACCAAAAGAACAACAAAAGAAATCACTAACATATGGTATAGTCGGCGCGTATCTTTTTAGAGGATTGGCGTTAGTGTTTGTATCAATACTAATTAACATCACTTGGTTAAAAGTTGTTGGTGGTTTGTATCTAATTTATCTTTCATATAAATCACTTTTTGGGAAAGAAAAAGAAAATGATGACATAAAACCAATTAAACTTCCTTGGTTAAATACTTTTTGGTCCACTGTTGTTATGATTGAAGTTATGGATCTCGTTTTCAGTATAGATAACGTATTCGCGTCTGTAGCATTCACAAATAATTTATGGATTATCTGTGGTGGAGTATTCGTAGGAATATTAGGGATTAGGTTTGCAACTACTAAGTTCATTAAAACTATGGAAGAAATACCCGTCTTAGAAAAAGTTGCGTACTGGGTGATATTAGTGTTAGGTCTTAGATTAATTGGTAGTTATTGGATGAAAAATATGAATACCGAGTACATAGATTTAATATTCTCAATATTAACACTTTTTGCGTTTATTACCCCAATTTTAATTAAAAAATTAAAATAAAAAAAATACGAAAAAAAA